ATACTTTACCTGCACCACCCGCACAACCATCTACTGATGTCCCAACATAAAAATTATTATCTTTGTATAAAATAAAAGACAATGCCAACAATTCCAAGTAACGAACAGTTTGTAGGGATAGCATCCACACAAGACTTAACAGAGAGAGGTTCTTCTCAGACTAACAGTGCAAGAACGATATACACATACGCTGACTTTCAGTCGGGGGCACAGAGTGCTACAGCCGCTACAGGTGTAGAGGTGTCATTCACAGAGAACGAGATATACAACACCTCAGCCTCAGCAGGAACAGGGAACATCACCAACGACCTTACGGGTGCTCAGTTGGGAATCGTTCAGAAAATTTACCACGAAGAGGGTTCAGCACCGACAGTCCCTGCGGGATGGGTCCTTATGGGCTCAGGTACATACAGCACAACAGCTCTTAATGTAATCTATGCCGAGTGGTGTGGTGGCACGAGAGTTGAGTATTGGATTGTACAGCCTGCGTAATGTCAAGCAACTACCGTTCCATACTAAACGCTCAAGGCTCAGCCTTCGCCTCAACTAATTCATTTACCTTTGATGGGAATAGTGACTATATAGAATCAGTTTCTACTTACTCAGAGTTAGATGGTGCTAATAAGATGACATTAAGTCTGTGGCTTAAACCCATAAGTGGTTCACCTAAATTAGAGTATGTTTTAAGTAATCCAAGAAATTCAACTTCTAATCAGCACCAATTTGCTTTAACATTATACGAAAATAACAATGTGCAACTTGACGTTCAAGGACACAATTCTCAATATGTATTGGGAGATATTAATGCCATAACATACGGTCAATGGAATCACATACTTGCGTGTGTTGATTTAGATAGAACAGTAGGTACTGAAGGCGCTATGTTTATTAATGGAGTTGACAAAACAACCGCAAGTCAAATGGGTACTTTATCAAGTTTTTATACGGCAACGGATGCGCTTCACATTGGAGTAGATGCTAATGGAGGTTATAACAGATACAACGGTAATATGGATGAACTTGCTATATGGAGTGGTCAAGACTATAGAAGTGCATCTGAAGTAAGTGCAATTTATAATGGTGGCGTGCCGTCAGATTTAAACAATACAAGTGGAATAGCACAACCATCACTTTGGTTTAGAATGGGAGAGGCTGCTACATATGCAGGAGGAGCATGGACGTTAGTTGACCAAGGGTCAGGCTCTAACAACGGCTCAAGCACAACACTACCACCTGAAGCACTATCTACAGATGTCCCAACGTGATAACAACTCTCATCAGAATATATTAGCTGTGCTATACTACGCATCAGGGTACTTCGCAGCGTGTACAATGTTCTACGCCCCTGAGCTATGGGTGAAGTCAGTAGGTGCTATGATACTTCTATACATCTCATATATGCTCATCGAGCAGTTCGGATAAGTATTTATACATATAAAAAAATAATACTATCTTTGTAGATATAATAAAAGATAGAGATGGCTTACCAAAAATTACAAGCAAGTAGAGCATTAGTAGTATATACAAGTGACACTATAGATATTCCAAATCCCGCAGGAGCAGGCATTAGCAGCACAACTACAGGAGCAGCAGCAGGAAAACTTATTGACACTACTCAGGATTTTATTGCAGCAGGTGTAAAGAGAGGAGATATAATATACTCAGGAGGTCCTATAATTGCAACCGTAACAGCAGTAGATAGTGCTACTCAGCTTAGTGTTACGACTGCGGTTGGAACATCAAGAGCATATACCTTATATAACACCCCCGACATTCCAAATAACGGTGCAGTGCTGTACGTTGGGGTTGCAGGAGACGTTGATGTTATTACTGCAGGTGGTGATGAGGTTACATTCACAGGTGTCTTGGCGGGCTCTTTTATTCCCGTTCAGGTAACAAGAGTAAAAGCTACATCAACAACAGCTTCAGGAATAATTGCACTTTGGTAAGATTTTACAGTACGTCATCTCACAATATAAATGTAAGATATAAAATAACAAATGGGACTCAGCGAAGACACGAAGATAAATCTATCACCACGAAACTTTATATTCATAATCGGTCTTGTAGCTACGTTTGTTAGTATGTACTTCAAGCTTCATGCTGAGGTTGAAGAAGCTAAGTTACTTCCTCCAAGAGACACTCAGGTTGACTCTGCAATAATAAAGACCTCAAGCGAGATTGAGTTTATTAAGTCAGAGATAAAACATATTAAGGGACAGCTAAATACAATGGAAGAGCGTCTCTATGAACTTCAAAAATAATTATGATTTGTAAATGCTGTAGACAGCCGTTACCATCTAAGTCAAAGTACCTATGGATATTTGACAATGGACACGGTGGAATAATTGATGGTGTATATCAGACACCGGGGAAGCGTAGCCCTATATGGTCAGATGGCTCTCAGCTTTTTGAGGGAGAGTTTAATAGGGCTATTGTAGATAGGCTTGTTGACTACTGTAAGATTGAAAATATTGACTATGTGAATCTTGTGGACACACAGGAGGATGTTCCTTTATCAGAGAGAACAAAGAAAGCAAACGAGATATACCGAGAGTCTGAGAAGCCCTGTATATATGTAAGCGTTCACGCAAATGGATACTCAAGCGAGTCGGCAAATGGATGGGAGGTGTATACCTCTGAGGGTGAGACCAAGTCTGACGACATTGCTACGGTATTATTCAACGAGGCGGAGAGAGAGTTTCCTAACTACAATATGCGTAAGGACACATACTCTGACGGAGACGTTGACAAGGAGGCAAACTTCTATGTGTTGATACACACAGCCATGCCTGCGATACTGTCTGAGAACTTCTTTATGACAAACGAGAGGGAATGTAATCTATTAATGAGTGAGAGCGGTAGAGACAGAATTGCCAAGATACATATTGAAATGATAAATAAAATAGAGAACGAATGAAAGAAATTTTAGCACGATTATTTGGTAAAGGCACAGGGGTTGCCGAGCAGGTTGGTGGACTTGTTGACAGGTTCGTAAGAACAAAAGACGAAAAGGCTCAGTTTGAGAAAGAGATGGCAGAGATTTTTATCAGTGCCGAGGCTGATATGCAGAAGAATGTTACCGAGAGGTGGCGTACAGATATGCGTTCAGACTCTTGGCTGTCAAAGAATGTTAGACCTATGGTCCTAATATTTTTAATTGTTAACACCATGCTGTTGATATTTATTGATGCAGGGTTTATAAACTTCAAGGTTGAGGATAATTGGGTGAGCCTGTTAGAGGTATTGCTTCTTACGGTTATCGCTGCATACTTTGGCGGAAGAACGTGGGAGAAAACAAGAAAGAAATAATTCCTATCTTTGTATAAAATACAATAAAATGAAATTAAATGATAACGAGTTAACACTTCTGCAGGGACTGCACGAAGATTTTAACAAGGCTAAGGTGTCTTTAGCTGATGTAGAGCTACAGAAGCATTCAATACTTAAAGGTATTGAGAACCTAAAGGAGCACTTCGCTAAACACGAAAAAGAACTAATAGAAAAATACGGAGCGGATTCTGTAATTAACATTCAGACAGGAGAGGTAACGGAGAAAAAAGAATAAGATGTCAAAGATAAGTACATACAACAATGCAAGTCCGGTAACACTATCGGACAAATTAATAGGAACCTCAGTAGGAGCGACACCCGCTAATGCAACTAAGAACTTCTTAGTTAGCGACCTATTGGCTTTGTTTGAGGGGAATATAACATTGGAGGATGCACTTCTCGCAGGTAACACCTCAACGACAGCAATGATTCTTGGAGGCTCTTTGAGAATCAACTCAGGGCTTCTTGATGCAGCCGGAGGTTTAGGAACAAGCGGACAATCTCTGCTGTCTACAGGAGCAGCGGTCTCTTGGGGAAACCCGTCAGTAGGAAAGCTTTCTCTATCTGTAAGATATACTGAGGCGGTAGCTAAAGGAGACCCATTGTATATATCAGGATACAACGTAGGTCAGTCAAGATTAGAGGTATCAAAAGCAGACTCAGCGTCAGCATCAACGATGCCCGCAATAGGTATTGCAGACGCAGTATACGCAATGAATGATAATGGAACAGCAGTATCTATAGGAACATTAACAGACATAGACCTGTCATCATTAGTTCCCTCCCCAAGCGTAGGGGATATATTATATATCGCATCAGGAGGTGGGCTTACTAAGACGGCTCCAACAGGAACGGCACTTATTCAGAACATAGGTATAGTATCAAGAAACTCAGGAACGGATGGGGTAATTGAGGTTACTGCAATAGGTAGAGCCAATGCTCTTCCTAACATTACACCATCAAGTGTTTTATTTGGAGGAACTGCAGGTCAAGCATCAGAGAGTCTTCGATTAACATACACCGAGGAGGACATAGCTCAAGGAGCAGCAACCTTTGCGGGCAAGACAGATATATCCACAGGGCTTTTTAAACTGCCACAGCTAAGAACATTTGCTGACAATGCAGCGGCTTTAGCAGGAGACCTTCTTGTTAATGATGTGTACAAGACAGCAGCGGGAGAGCTTAGAATCGTAGTGTAATGGACATTAGAAAGATATCTACAGGAAGTGAGTATAAGTCTGCCATGCACTATGTTGTAGGTCAAGAGGTTTTAGGTAGCTCGTATTCTATTCATTTAATAAAACACAATCCTAAAGATAATTCCTATAAAATATACATACAAGAAATAGATGGAGACGTTGTTATGCTTTGGAAAGAATTAAATAGCAACTTGCCTATATCTGTAGAATATAACATAAACTTTTGAAGTCACCTAATCAATTTATAGTAAAACCAATAAACGGAAAGCGTTACGACAACACTAAAGATATCGGTGGTATTGATTTAATTGTTAGCACATCGGAGGAGGACCATAAATTCTCTAATAGATATGCTGAGGTTGTGGCTACTCCATTATCATATAGTGGACCTATTGAGCCGGGAGATACGTTATTAGTACATCACAACGTGTTTAAGTTCTACAACGACATGAAAGGTAGGAGACAGAGTGGAAAGAGTTTTTTAAAAGAGGACACGTTTTTAATAGACCCTGACCAATTCTATATGTATAAAAAGAATGGAGAATGGAATACCTATGATAGGTATTGCTTTATTAAACCGTCTCCTGTAGAAGAATCTTATATATATAAACCATTTAGCGAAGAACCTTTAGTAGGTGAGGTGAAATACCCAAACGATTACTTGAAAAAAATGGGAATAAATACAGGCGATAAAGTTAGCTTTAAGCCTGAAAGTGAATATGAATTTAATATAGATGGTGAAAAACTTTACAGAATGTATGACCATCAAATAACAATATTACTATGACTCCTGATGAACTAAAGCAAAATATTATTGATGCAGGACACAGAGCTGTAGAGCAGCTTATAAAAGTTGCTAAAGAAGAAATAATCAAACCCGACCCCGAAGATGAATTGGCTGCAGACCGATTAAAGAATGCAGCAGCTACAAAAAAATTAGCGATATTTGATGCTTTTGAAATACTAAATCGTATAGAATTAGAAAAAGAAGCGTTAGAGTTAAACAAGAAAGGTAGTGATATAACACAATCAAAACAGGGATTTGCAGAACGAAAGTCAAAATAATTTATATAGGGTATTAGATGATTACATTCCCAAGTCTGTACTAACCAACAAGAATAAGAATAAAAGTTGGGAGTATGGGTACGATGAAAAATATGACCTTGTAATAATATCTAAGACAGGTGATGTTGGCGAAGTAGTAGAAATTCAAGGATTAATTATAGGACTTCCTAAACCTCCAACGGAGTGTCTTCAGCGACACTCAAAAAAAACAGAACAATATTGGGAAAGATTAGATATACCCAAACCACTTGAAAAAATTCAATCAATATTTCAATGGAACGAAAAGACTTCAGAGTTCAAGAATCGTTGGGTAGACTATATCGAGGAGGAGTTTGATAGAAGAGAAGACGGGCATTGGTTTTTTAACAAAGGTGTTAAGACATATATAACAGGTGCTCACTATATGTACTTGCAGTGGACAAATATTGACGTTGGATACCCTGACTTTAGGGAGGCTAATAGAATACTATACATATATTGGGAGGCGTGTAAGGCAGACAAGAGATGCTTTGGATTAGACTATTTAAAGATTAGACGTTCAGGGTTCTCGTTTATGTCCTCTTCGGAGTGTGTCAACACAGGTACATTAGCAAAAGACTCACGGGTAGGTATACTATCAAAGACGGGTAGTGATGCTAAAAAGATGTTTACCGATAAGGTTGTTCCCATATCTCAGCGTCTACCATTCTTCTTTAAACCGATACAGGACGGTATGGATAAGCCGAAGACTGAGCTTGCCTTTAGGATACCGGCATCAAAGATTACAAAGAAGAATATGTCCACCATAGACGACACAGAAATGGAGGGGCTCGACACCACAATAGATTGGAAGAACACAGATGACAACAGCTATGATGGTGAGAAGTTATTACTATTGGTACATGATGAGAGCGGTAAGTGGCTGAAGCCTAACAATATACTAAACAATTGGCGGGTTACAAAGACCTGTCTTAGATTGGGTAGCAAGATTATAGGTAAGTGTATGATGGGCTCAACATCAAACGCATTGAATAAGGGTGGGGATGAGTTTAAAAAGTTATACAATGACTCCAACCCTGTTAATCGAAACGCTAACGGTCAGACTAAAAGCGGTCTATACAGTTTGTTTATTCCTATGGAGTGGAATATGGAGGGGTTTATTGACCGGTATGGAATGCCTGTTTTTAAAAAGCCCGCCGTTCCTGTGTTGGGAGTAGATGGAGAAATGATAAGCAACGGTGCTGTTGATTATTGGGAGGCTGAGGTTGACTCATTAAAGAATGACCCTGACGCATTGAATGAGTTCTATCGTCAGTTTCCACGCACAGAGTCGCACGCATTTAGAGATGAGAGCAAGCAGTCTCTTTTTAATCTAACAAAGATATATCAGCAGATTGATTACAACGACTCAATGATTAAAGAACACTACGTCACAAGGGGTTCTTTTAGTTGGAAAGATGGAATAAAAGATTCTCAGGTGATATGGAGTCCTGACAAAAGAGGTAGATTCAAGGTTTCTTGGACTCCAACAAAAGGGTTAAACAATAGAATAGAAAGCAAGAACGGAGTTAAGTATCCCGGCAACGAGCACATTGGGGCTTTTGGTTGTGACTCATATGACATTTCAGGAACAGTAGGAGGGGGCGGTTCTAACGGAGCTTTGCATGGATTGACTAAATTCAACATGGATGAAGCCCCCTCTAATGAATTTTTCTTAGAGTATGTTGCAAGACCACAAACCGCAGAGATATTCTTTGAGGAGGTGTTGATGGCTTGTGTGTTCTATGGTATGCCAATACTTGTAGAAAACAATAAGCCAAGACTACTGTATCATTTTAAGAATAGAGGCTATAGAGGATTCTGTATGAACAGACCCGATAAGCAATATAATAAATTGTCTAAGACAGAAAGAGAACTTGGAGGTATACCTAATACGAGTGAAGACGTAAAGCAAGCTCATGCCGCAGCTATTGAATCCTATATAGAAAAACATATAGGTATTGATATGGACGGTGTGTTTAGAGATGCTGAGGATATGGGGTCTATGCCTTTCACAAGAACGCTTGAAGATTGGGCAAAGTTTGATATAAGTAATAGAACAAGGTATGATGCGTCCATAAGTTCAGGACTTGCGATTATGGCTTGTCAAAAGCATCTTTACACGCCTCAGAAAAAAGAGTCAAAAATAAAGATTAACTTTGCAAGGTATACTAATACAGGAACATTAAGTCAAATAATCAGATGAAAGACGTAAAAATAAACATAACATCTGTTGGGTTTCCAAGTCAGTTTGTTTCTGATGCTGAGAAAGCAACGGAAGAATTTGGATTACAAATCGGTCAAGCTATTCAGTATGAGTGGTTTAAAAAGGACGGCAACCAATGTAGATATTATAGTCAATGGAGAGACTTCCATAAAATGAGATTGTACGCAAGGGGAGAACAGTCGGTTGCAAAATATAAAAATGAACTCGCTGTTGATGGCGACTTGTCTTATCTTAATCTTGATTGGACACCCGTTCCTGTTATTCCTAAATTTGTAGATATCGTTGTTAACGGTATGTCAGATAGATTGTTTAAAGTAAAGGCATATGCTCAAGATGCTCTGTCTCAAGCAAAGAGAAGCAAGTATCAAGATATGGTTCGTGGTCAAATGATAGCGAAAGACACTCTTGAAATTATTCAAGAGAAGACAGGTGCGGACCCATTTATTATGAATCCTGATGAGCTGCCCTCAACAGATGAGGAGATGTCTTTGTATATGCAGTTAAACTATAAGCCTGCAATAGAGATAGCAGAAGAGGAAGCAATCAACACTATACTTGAAGAAAATAAATATGTAGACCTTAGGAAACGTGTTGATTATGACTTAGCTGTATTGGGTGTAGGAGTTACTAAGCACGAGTTCTTGAAAGGTTCAGGTGTTCAGGTATCCTATGTTGACCCTGCTAACGTAGTGTATAGTTACACGGAAGACCCACACTTTAAAGATTGTTTTTATTGGGGAGAAATTAAAACGCTTCCAATTACCGAGCTTTTAAAAATTGACCCAACGCTTACTAATGATGATTTAGAGGAAATATCTAAGTATAGTCAGAGTTGGTACAATTATTATAATGTTGCTCAGTACCATGAGAACGATATATTCTATAGAGACACTGTTACTGTTATGTACTTTAATTATAAAACCACAAAGAAAATGGTTTATAAAAAGAAGATACTTGAAACAGGAGGTAGCAAGGTTATAGAAAAAGACGACCAATTCAACCCACCTACAGACATGATGGAGGAGGGAAGATTTGAAAAAATAGAAAAGACTATTGACGTATGGTATGATGGCGTTATGGTTATGGGAACAAACATACTACTCAAGTGGGAGTTGGCTCAGAACATGGTGCGACCTAAGTCGTCAAGTCAACACGCATTACCTAACTATGTTGCTGTAGCTCCCCGAATGTATAAGGGAGTAATCGAGTCTTTGGTTAGAAGAATGATACCATTTGCTGATTTGATTCAGATAACACATTTAAAACTTCAACAGGTAATATCACGAGTTGTACCCGATGGCGTATATATAGATGCTGATGGCTTGAGTGAAGTAGACTTAGGAACGGGACAATCATATAATCCGGAAGACGCATTAAGGTTGTATTTTCAAACAGGTAGTGTTATTGGAAGAAGTTACACTCAAGATGGAGACTACAATCAAGGTAAGGTTCCCATAAAAGAACTTACATCAAACTCAGGTGGCTCGAAAACATCTATGCTGTTAGCCAACTATAATCATTATATGGATATGATTAGAACGGTTACAGGATTGAACGAGGCAAGAGACGCATCTACTCCTGACCCTAATTCGTTAGTTGGTCTTCAAAAATTAGCAGCATTAAATTCAAACACAGCCACTCGTCATATACTTGACGGTAGTTTGTATGTGTTTAGAAGTATATCCGAAGCATTAACATACAGAGTGGCAGACATATTAGAGTATTCAGACTTTAAAGATGACTTTGTTAATAAGATAGGAAAGTATAATATATCTATATTAAATGATATATCAGATTTATATATATACGACTTTGGTATTTTTATAGAGGTGGCTCCTGATGAAGAACAGAAAGCTATGCTTGAACAGAATATACAAATGGCTTTACAGAAACAAGATATAAATCTTGAAGACGCTATTGATATTAGAGAGATTAAAAATATTAAACTTGGAACTCAATTATTAAAAATGAAAAGAGTTCAGAAAGCGGAAAAGGAAAAGCGGGACCAACAAGAGATGCAAGCTCATCAAGCACAGCTAAATATGCAGTCCCAACAGATGGCTGCTCAAACAGCTATGCAAAAACAACAGTCCGAGCTTCAGGGTAAGATGCAATTAAAACAGGCAGAGATAGCTTTTGAGATTGAAAAAATGAAAAACGAGGCTGAGTTAAAGAGTAGGCTTATGGCTGAAGAGTTTGACTATAACATTAAGCTTCGAGATATGCAAGAGGGAGCTTTACAAGGTAGGGAAAACCAAAGGGAAAAAGCTAAGTCTGAAAGAATTAGTCAGCAGAATACTCAACAGTCTAAATTAATAGACCAAAGAAAGAACAATTTACCCCCACAGGATTTTGAGATTTTCGAATCTAACGAGGACAGCTTGGATGGATTTGATTTAGCCGAATTTTCTCCGAGATAATTAAATAAATTAAACGAAATTTTATTATTAACTTTGTAAAAATTAAATTAAATGGAAATTAAAGTAAGAGAAGTCGGCACTGTCGAAGAGAAATCAAGGGCAGAGGTTGAACAAGAATTATTAGATAAAGCGGAAAGTGAAAGCTTTGGAGAAAAAGATACTGACGCACCAAGAGTGGAAGAAAGCACTGAGAGTGCCACCACCTCGCAGGAGCAAGAAGATGTACAGCCGCAGGAAGAAACACAAACTCAATCCTCAGAGCTAAGCGAGGAAGACGTTCTTTCATATATTAAAAGTAGATATGATAAGCAGATAGATTCTGTAGAGCAGTTGTTTGATGAGAAAGAATCAAACGAGAAATTGCCTGAAGATGTTGCTGCTTATTTTAAATACAAAAAAGAAACAGGACGTGGAATCGAGGACTATGTAAAACTACAGCAGGACTTTGATTCTATGGACGAAAAAACTTTGCTTTCTAATTACTTCCTTGCAACAGAGGAAGCCTTAGACTTGGAAGATGTTGAGGTTCTTATGAGTGACTATAGTTACGATGAGGATATTGATGAAGAGTCTGATGTTAAAAAGAAAAAGTTAGCAAAGAAAAAAGCGATTGGAAAAGCTAAAAGATTTTTTAATGAGCAAAAGGAAAATTACAAGCAGCCCCTTGAGTCAAGTACGGCTGATATTTCCGAAGAGCAGAAGAAGAAAATCGATGAAGCAACCCAATATATAGCAGAAGCGAAAAGTTATGAAGAGCAGCAACAGCGGAGACGCGAGGTGTTTGTTCAGAAGACGGAGGAAGTATTCTCAGATTTCAAAGGTTTTGATTTCAAGATAGGAGAAGACACAACTCTAACTTATAGCCCAACAAATGTAGAGGAGATAAAGAAACTAAACATGGATACGAATAACTTTATGAAGAGATTCGTTGACGACAAAGGTTTACTTGTTGATGCTGCAGGGTTTCATAAATCATTAGCTATTGCGATGAATCCTGAAAGGTATGCTAAGTTCTTTTATGAGCAAGGCTTATCGGCGGGGACTGAAGACGTTACGAAGAAGATGAAGAATATTAATATGTCTGAACGTAACGCTCCTGAGGTAACCAATAAAGGAGGAGTAAAAGTTCGCAGCGTAAATCCCGACAATGGGAAAGGGCTACGGATAAGGAAAATTAAAAAATTATAAACTAAAAAAAATTAGAAATTATGGCAGTTAATGCAACTCCCGGATATGACTTGCAGCCGTCAGCACAACAAGTGCCTACGTCAACAAATTATATCACAAATTTTGATTTCTTGAATCAGTATCTTCCTGATACTTACGAGAAAGAATTCGAGCGATATGGAAATCGCACAATTAGTTCATTCCTACGATTAGTTGGAGCAGAGATGCCGTCCAACTCTGACTTAGTAAAATGGGCAGAACAAGGACGTTTACACACTAAGTATGTAAACTGTACTACTCCTGCAGCAGCGGCAGATAGTGAGGCTACAATTACAGTGGTTGACGCAGGTGTTCCTGCTTTTACAGCAACTAACGGAATCGCTGTTCGTATTGGACAAACGGTTATGTTGGTAGACAACGCAGGTGGCGGAAGTAATAAAGCTCTTGTTACTGCTGTTGACCTTGCAGCTAACACTTTTGATGTTTCTTTTTATGAAGCAGGCGGTCTTGCAGTAGCAGGTGCGGGTGCAACCTTTACTGTATTTATTTATGGTTCTGAGTTCAAGAAAGGAACAGATGGTATGTTAGGTTCTAATGAAGCTGATGACATCTTCTTTGAAAACTCTCCAATTATCTTAAAAGATAAATACTCTGTATCAGGTTCTGATATGGCGCAGATTGGATGGGTTGAAGTAACAACTGAGAACGGGGCTAACGGATACCTATGGTACTTAAAGTCTGAGCACGAAACTCGTTTACGTTTCGATGACTACTTAGAAACTTCAATGATTGAAGCAGTTCCTGCAGCAGCTCCAACAGTTCCTGTTGGTGGTCAGTCTAACGCTCAACAGTTAGGATACAAAGGTTCTGAGGGTATTTTCTACTCAGTAAAGAATCGTGGTAACGTATGGTCAGGTGGTAACCCTGTTGCTCTTGCCGACTTTGATGCTGTTATCTCAAGATTGGACAAGCAAGGAGCTATTGAGGAGAATGTTATTTTCCTTGACAGAGACTTTGGTTTCGATATTGACGATATGTTAGCAGCTCAGAACTCTTACGGAGCGGGTGGTACATCTTACGGATTGTTTGACAATGACGAAGAGATGGCACTTAACTTAGGTTTCACAGGATTCCGTAGAGGTTATGACTTCTACAAGTCTGATTGGAAATACCTAAACGACCCAACAATGAGAGGTGGTTTACCAACAGGTGCAGGTTCAGGTCAAGTAAATGGACTATTAGTTCCTGCAGGTTCTACATCTGTGTACGACCAAATCCTTGGAAAGAACGCTAAGCGTCCATTCCTTCACGTTCGTTACCGAGCTTCAGAGACTGAAGACAGACGATACAAGACTTGGATTACAGGTTCAGCAGGTGGTGCTGCAACATCTTCTTTAGACGCTATGGAAGTTCACTTCCTTTCTGAGAGATGTGTATGTACTATGGGTGCAAACAACTTCTTTATCTTTGAAGACTAAGAGTTGACATAACAATTGGAGTGTCGTCCGCGACACTCCTTTTTTAAAATTTAATTAAATACATTATAATGAACAAAAAAGAAACAAAATACGTTGACAAAGCGTACAGACTATTAAGAGATGCAGCACCTTTATCATTTATGCTGCCTGTTAGAAATTCTCGAAGAAGCCCTTTACTTTGGTTTGACGAAGATAAAGGAACTAACAGAGCTCTAAGATACGGAGCAAATCAAAAAAGCCCATTTGAAGATGAACAGGACGGCAATGTTATTGTTGAGCCTATTATATTTGAAGATGGTTTTTTACAGGTTTCAAGAACAAACCAAGTATTACAAAAGTTTTTGCATTATCATCCATTAAATGGAAAACGATTTGAGGAAATAAATAATGAGCGCGATGCTAATGAAGAGGTTGAATGGTTAACCGCTGAAGTTGACGCTTTGGTTGAGGCAAGGAATCTTTCGGTTGAGCAGCTTGAAACTATAGGTAGAGTTGTATTAGGTCAAGACACAACGAGAATGACTACTGCAGAGCTGCGTAGAGATATGTTGGTGTATGCTAAAAATGACCCATCAGGTTTTCTTAGAATAATCTCTGACCCTCAAGTGAAACTTCAATCAACAGTTCAAATGTTTTTTGATGAAAATATTTTAGGGTTTAGAAACAATAAGAAAGATGTGTACTTCAACTTGCCCGGAAACAAGAAAAGAATGATGTCTATACCATTTGGAGAGGACCCAATGTATGTTGTAACATCATACCTACAGTCTGACGAGGGGCTTGAGATTCTTGAATTCCTTGAGAACCAATTGGAAGATTAAAAAATATTACATATATTTGTATTCCTCATAAATTAAGTTATACTTAATTCACTCATCAAAGGGACTCTAATAGGGTCCCTTTTTTTTATGTATCTTTGTGGTATTATTAACCCATTAATACTTTTTACAAATGGAAAAATTTTTATCTATACCTGTTACAGGTGAACCAAACAGATTAGTTTCTTGTATTGGAATCAAAATGATTAAGCAATTATCTGCAACAGAGACTACTATTACTTACGGTGGTGCTGCTGCTCAAGATGTTGTTACTATTACTCACGCTACAGTTGGTGCAGGCTCTGAGGCTATGCAGGATTTTATTCAAAATTCTGTTCTTGCTGCCTTGCAAACTTCGTGGACTAACCCTGCTTACAGAGTTAATCCTGCGTATGCAGTTAGTTTGATTACTATTGGATAGTATTTTACGCTAGACTATGAAACGGAGGGCTTTTACGAGCCCTCTTTTTTTTTGCTTATCTTTGTGTAAAGAAAATAAAAGATGATAAACTCAGTTAGAAATACCGTTCTATCTATTCTTAATAAAAACAATTACGGATATATCTCTCCATCTGATTTCAACTTGTTTGCAAAGCAGGCACAGATGGATATATTTGAGGATTATTTTTATCAGTACAACTATCAGATACAAAAAGAGAATGCTCGTCAGTCGGGCACAGGATATGCAGACATAAAGAAAGGGTATGAAGAGGTTATAGAGATGTTTTCAGAAACAAAATATTTAACTCACGATTCCAATAACGTGTTCTTTCTACCGTCTCAATCAACAACGGGTGACGACTATTATCTTATAAACAAAGTATTGGGTTACGAGACAATAGTAACCACAGGTACAAACACCGCTGTTTTTTTAAATAATCTTGAGGACAGTAATGCTGACTTTATAGCAGACGGAGTTCAGGTGGGCGATATTGTATTTAACCTTAGACCTGTAGCTCCATCATATGCTACTGTTACACAAGTTCTTAGCGGAAACATATTGGGATTGTCAGAAGATATTTTTACTGTTGTTCCATCAAGCTATATCATATACAAGCCAAAGCAGAACGAGCTTGAGAAAGTTACTCTTAGTAAAATTACAATGCTAACCAATTCCATACTTACAGCTCCGACAAGAAGCTTTCCTGCTTACACACAGCAGGGAGATAAGCTTACTGCTTTTCCGTCTTCTATATCCGAGGGTATTTTGTGTCAATATTTTAGATATCCTAAGGACCCCAAGTGGACCTATCAAAGTCTTACAGGGGGAGAGCCTGCGTTTGACTCTTCACAGCTTGACTATCAGGACTTTGAGTTGACTCCTGATGACGAGCCATCATTAATAATGAAGATACTTCAATACGCAGGAATGTCGATTAGAGAGATACAAGCGGTACAGTTTGCGCAAGCTCAAGACCAAGAAGATACACAAGAAGAAAAATAAACTATGGCATATATAACAGAATATCAATACTATGAAAATAATGGAGCAGCTCCCGAGAATGCTAATTGGGGGTCGTATCAATATGTTTCGCTATACGATATCGTCAATAATTTTATGTTGATGTATGCAGGTAATCATAGCCTTATAAATAATGAAGAAAGATATAAGGTATTGTTTCATGCGAAGAGAGCTATACAGGAATTAAACTATGATGCTTTTAAGGAGATAAAGATATTAGAGCTAAATGTTTGTGATTCACTGAGGTTTGTATTGCCTCCTGACTTTGTCAATTGGGTTAGAATATCCATATACAATAACGGAGTTCTTAGACCTCTTACTGAAAACATTCAAACTAATTATAGTGGAGCGTATCTACAAGATAATAACTGTAGAATATTATTTGATGAGAACGGGAATATATTAAAGCCTGAGTTTTCAAATTTGGATATTGACAGAATTACAGGAGCAAAGAAGTCTATATATCTAAACAGTAGTAGCGTGTATAATAATTCAGAGGGGTGGAATGTAGACGGTGTTTGGTATTTTGATTACTCGATTGGAACTCGCTTTGGTTTAAATACTGAAACCGCCAACGCAAATCCTACATTTAAAATAGATAAAAAGTCAGGAGTAATAAACTTTAGTTCTGAGATGGCTAATCAGTTGTGTGTTCTTGAATATGTTTCTGATGGAATGGAGAATGGTGACGATACTCAGATAAGCGTAAACAAAATGTTTGAAGATTATATTTATGCAAAGATTGAGTATGACATACTAAGTTCTAAAGTTGGAGCGCAGGAGTATATTATAGCAAGGCTCCGTAAAAAGTCAATGGCTTTGTTAAGAAATGCTAAAATCAGAATAAGTAATATTCATCCCGGTAGACTACTTATGAATCTACGCGGTAGAGATAAGTGGATAAAATAAATTATGGCTAACATTAAAAGAAATTTTATACAGGGAATAATGAATAAAAGTCTCGATGAGAGACTTGTTCCTAATGGTCAATATGTAGACGCATTAAACATCAGGTTAGGCTCAACGGAAGATTCTGAAATTGGCTCTGTAGAGCTTGCTAAAGGTAATACTCAGCTAAGCCAATTGGAATATAACGGGACAGCATTAAGTTCTAATGCTAAATGTATTGGAGCGTGTGAGGATTCTTCTCGTGAAACTATATATTGGTTTGTTCACGACCCATCATTTACGGTTGGTTCCACGGGTAAACTCGACCTTATAGTTTCTTTGGATGTTAAAGACGATATATTAACGTATCACGTTATATCTATAGATGATGGAGGAGGTGTTAATACCACCCTAAATTTTAATCCTGCCTATCTTATAACAGGTGTTGACTTTATAGGGACCGAGTTGTTGTATTTTACAGATGACTATAACGCTCCAAGACATATAAACTCAAGAAAAAATTACGCAAACCCATCAGGTAATATAGACCAATTTAATGCGGAAGAACTTCTTGTAATTAAGAAGCCGCCACTCACGTCACCGAACATCACACTTCAAACTATAGATGGTCAAGAGAATTATATTGAGCAAAGGTTTATTTGTTTTGCGTATAGATACAAATACGCTGACAATCAATACTCTGCTATATCTCAGTTTAGTGAAGCAGCCTTTTCGCCTGATGCTTTTTTATTTGAACAAGCATCTTATCTAAACGAGGGGATGGAAAACTCAAAGAACTCTGTTGACATATCGTTTAACTCAGGAGGTCCTTTAGTTAAGGGTATAGACTTATTATTTAAAGAGTCGTCCAACAGCGTTATAAAAGTAATAAGAAAGTTCAACAAGAGTGATGACGGTATCGCTGACAATACAACGGTAGTCGAGTCATTTGATAGTAACCAAATATTTACTGTTCTGCCTGAAGCTGAAATATTAAGAACATTTGACAATGTGCCTTTATTTGCTAAGGCTCAAACTTTTATGGGTAGCAGGATTATTTATGGAAACTATAAGGAGGGTTATGATTTACAAGACTTAAATAATAATCCATTAAGACTTCAGTACGATTCAGAAGTTGTATCTACAAGTAATGAGATAACAGCCTTGTCAACATCTCTTAGTAACATCACTTGGAATATAGATGGCGCAGAATTAGTGACAGATGGAAGACTAACAATAGACTTTGCAGGTCAAGAGTTAAAGGCAGGAAATGTTATAGAGATAGATTTCAATATCGTTCATAACTCATTTTCAAATACGGCAAGCCCTACAGATATACCCACTCAAAACTCAGGAACTAAGTTTGTTTCTTTTGCATATGTTTTACCCTCTGACTTTGACAACATAAACGACTTGGCTACAAGCACAGATTTTGTGAGCAGAGTTGGAACAGCTTTAAATATAAAGCCTGTATATGATGCTGTTAATCCAACGTCATGTAGCGGAACAACTTTTACAGATAATTACAATTGCGTAGTGCCTGAAACATTAACAGGTAACGGAGCCCCTGTTGCAACTTGGACTAAGTATGCGTCAGGTAGAACGGCAGACGCTCAGCCTCTTCTTGTGGTTTCATCAGTTGGGAATGATGAAATATACTTTGACACTCTTTGGATGAGGTGGGTAGATGCTCCTGCGGGACCTACCCTTAACGCATATGAGTATTATAGTATATCTGTTCCGAGTGTCATATTAAGAACTTCCCAATCATCATTAAGTCTTCATAGTAATAGAAATTACGAGATAGGCATTATATATATGGATGATTTTAATAGACCTACAACAGCTCTTACAAGCACTCAGTCTACGTCTTTATATATTCCTTGCGGAAGTTCTCAGTTTAAGAATCAAATCAAAGTCACTATACCTCCACAGCAAAGAGCTCCGGCTTTTGCTTCAAGATACAAGTTCTGCATCAAGCCTGATGTTGAAGAGTACAACACAATATTTAGTAACATATATTTCTTGGACCCTATTACAAATCATACTTACTTTTTAATAGAGGGGGAGAATAGTAGAAAGGTAGAGGAGGGTGACCGATTAATTGTAAAGAGAGATTCTACAGGTGTAGTTGGAAGCTGCTCTTATGCAACCGTGTTGGAAAAGAAAGCTCAAGCAGAGGGATTTATTGAGCCTGTAGACACACCATCAGGAACGACTGTAGTTGTTCCATCAGGAACTTATATGAAGATTTTAGCTCAAGACTTTATAGCGAGTATAGATGAAGATGATTTTATTTTACCGGGAACTTATACTACTGTAGAGAAAGGATTTGGCGCATACCCATATCAAAGCTATCACGGATTAAGTGGAGGCACAGGCTCAACCGCACAAAATCCGGGTTCCGCACCTTATGTATTGAGTATTCCTGCAGGAAGTCAGATAAAAGTAAGCATTGAATTCGATAGGGAAGGGTCTAATGTTTTTCTTGTAAAGGGGTCTAACGGCATTATAGAAGCAAACTTTATATCTCCTCAAAATTATGATGATATTTTAGAATGGTTTAATGACAATGATATTGAATCGGCTTTTGATTCAGCTTTTGTTAGTGAGGGAGATTCAGACTTTTTTAAAACTCAAACATTAGTAAGGCAGGCTGACAATACTTCGCTAACGGAAAGTGAAGACAATGTTCAGTATATGTGGGTTAGAGCCGGTGCTGCAGGAAGTTCTCAAATACAATTTGTAACGAGAGGTATCAAGTCTTACGGTTCGGGAAAAAGAAAATCAACAATAAGAGTTAGTTGGGAAATAATTAGAGCAGATAACACTATCGTTTTTGAAAGCACGCCTGCTGATGCTCAGCCTGACCTATGGTATGAATCGTCAGAGTCTTATGCTATAGACCAATCGACAGGATATCATCAAGGTTCTGATGGAGTGTATCAAACATCAACAACTCCTGCTATTGTCAATACAGCTTTTGGAAACTGTTACTCTTTTGGTAATGGAGTAGAAAGCTATAAGATTTTAGACTCGTTAATAGGCAAGCCTTTAGCTCTTGGAGAAAGATTTTTTAGTACATCTGCAGAGGAGTATAAGCAGTCCCATAGATTTGCCGACCTCACATATAGCGGAGTATTTAACGATGAGACCAATGTAAACAAACTCAACGAGTTTAATTTGGGTCTTGCCAACTTTAAAACATTAGAGGATTCTTTTGGAGCGGTGCAACTCATAGACGGAAGAGAGACGGATGTTCTTGTTTTACAAGAGGACAAGATATCATATGTACTTGCAGGAAAGAACTTACTTAGCGACTCTACAGGTGGAGGTGCTATTGCTTCTGTCCCTGAAGTATTAGGTACTCAGATTGCAAGAGTAGAGAAGTATGGTATTAGTGAAAACCCTGAAAGCTATGTTCAGTGGGGTTATAGTAAGTTTTTTACAGACGCTAAACGTGGAGCTGTAATTCAACTTAAAGGTCAAGGTCAAGGAGAACAATTAAGTGTGGTGTCAGAATCAGGAATGCGTTCTTGGTTTAGAGACCTATTCATTGGCAGCGGGGACACTCAGAAGCTTGGAGCTTTCGACCCTTACATGAATGAATATGTTTTATCTTCCAATACAACGAATCTCCCCGTGGAAGAGCAAGTCCAAAACTGTGGAGTTACTCGAAGATTAACTGTTACTTCCGCTACTCCTTTAAGCTTTACGGTTAACGTGGGCAACACGGTTGGGACGTGTGATATTGATTACAACATTATATCATTTTCTGATAGTGGGTCCATAACAATATCTGAAGACTATACAGGAACATCTACCAATATTAACACAACAGGCGCAGGAACATTTAGCTTTACAAAGAACAGCGTTAGTGATGAGGATGTGGTAATCACACTCACCCCTGCTTCATCTCCTCCGGGAGGCAAGCAAGTTGTTGAGCTTGACATAACGGTAGGGTGTCCACAGGCACAGGAGATAACACTTATAGAGGTGTGTGTAAGTAAAGATTCACAGGTGGGGGACACCATTCACAATCAGTATCAATGGACTGATGGTTCAACATTTGTATCTCCTCTACATAGCAAGAGAGTGAGGCTTGCCCTTGGTGATGGAAACCCTGCGACAGAAGAGGTAAGCGACTACACTGTTATAACTGCTCCACAAGGGGGTGGTATTATTCCTAACAACGGAGACACGCTGTCTATCATCAGTAACAAAAGGTCTTCTGATAGCTTTGTGTTTGACTTTACACCACCGACACCTAACAGATTAATGTTCTTAAGAAGCTCAAGGCTTTATACAAATTCTTTGGCTGACATAAGGGATTTATTAGCAGATGCCACATCTCTTCCTTTGACAATAACGAGTCCAATCGTTACAGGTACGATAACGCTTCCTGCTGTAGGTACGGGAGAATATATGTATATTATTTATGATTATTTCAATTAAAAGACATGGCAGGACTAACAGGAAACTACACACTAACATACAGTGAATCTTCTAAAGGATTCCCATCCTTTTATTCTTTTGTTCCTGACTATATGATAGGAATGAACAGGTTCTTTTATTCTTTTAAAGGTGGAAACATATGGAGACACAATACCAATGATTTGCGAAATACTTTTTATGATGTGGCATACCCTGCCACTATTACAAGTGTCTTCAACGACACTCCTCTTGAGAACAAAGTATTTAAAACAATCAATCTTGAATCTGATGATGCGTGGAAAGCAACGCTTACTACGGACATACAGACGACAGGTCTTGTTGAGGCTTCGTGGTTTGAAAAGAAAGAGGGAAATTGGTTTGCGTTTGTAAGAAGCGATGGACCTACAGGTTCAGCTACTAATGAGTCGGAGTGGGAGTTGCGTTCTTTAAACGGTATCGGAAACAGTTCTTCGGTAGGAGGGGTTGCAGCCACATATAATGTAGACTTTCCTCTCACATTAAGCATAGGAAGCATACTAAGTATTGGAGACTTGCTTTACTATGCAGTACCTCCTGTTGCTCCTATAACAACCTTAACTCCTGTGTTTGCAGGAAAGGTTACTGACATACAAGTTGATTTACCTAACAATACAAACAGGATAGTAATTGATGCGAGTCCCGGTACATCTCCGGGAGCGACTAATCCTATTCCTATTCAAGATGCTTTCTTCTTGTACATCAAGAACCCTATAGCTGAATCACACGGGATACTTGGTCACTTCTGCGAGTTTACATTAAGACTTGACAGTCAAACAGCCTCAGAGCTTTTCGCTGTAGAATCAGAGGTGATGAAAAGTTTTCCTTAAAATTCTTATCTTTGTGTAAATACAAAGTATATGATTGCATTAATCCCATTTGCCGCTATAGGTGCTGTTGGAGGGTTAGTTTCCTCTGTTGGTGGCGCGATAGGTTCTTTCGCCTCTGCTAATAAGCAAAGAAAACTTCAAAAGAAAGCTGAGGCAGCCGCTGAAAAATCTATGGAATCAGCTCGTAAAGCTCTTGGTGTTAACTACTTCGAGGAGCTCGCTGTTCAGAAAGAAAAATTTGAATTACAAAGAGAGGCGACCCTAACTGCGCAAAAAGATATGATGGAGGGGCTTCAGGATGCGGGTGCGAGAGCTCTCTTAGGTGGAGTTGGACGATTGGGACTTGCCGGGCAGAAAGCTCAGCAAGAAACAAGAACAGCTATGGGTAAGGAGATGAGTGATTTGCAGAAGATGACTGCGCAGGAAGACTCTCGACTCAGAGACGTTGGTGTTCAGTTGGACTTGGCAGAAGTTCAAGGTGCTCAGGAAGCAGCGGCTATAGCCGATGAGCAAAGAGGACTTCAAATGCAAAGAGGTCTTACAGCAAGCACAGCAGCGGTTCAGCAAGGACTGTCTATGGTTCCTCTATACCAACAGAATTTGGGAGCTCAGAAAGCCGCTGTAGGAGGTATGGAGTTTAACCCTGAGGAGTTTGCTAAGTTTGGAACAATAGGTCAAACAGGTGGGCTTGCAGGTTCGGGACAGGAATTTTCAAATTTAGATTTAGCAAGTGTAGGCGGTATGTCCAATGCACAATTTAGACAGTTTAAACAATCTCTAACTCCACAGCAACAAGCTCAAATTTTTGGTTCATCTCAGTTTAGAAATGCGTATCAGGACATTGATACATCATATATGAATCCCTTTCAATTAAGATAATAAGATATGGCTACATACTATAAGTGGGCAGAGAGACAAGCAGACACTACAATAAATTGGGCTGAGGTTGGCAAAAACCTTAGTGACACTTTAAAAGAAGAGGTTGCGATTAGAGAGCTGAAGAAAGCTGCTATTGATGAAAAGACAAGACAGCTTTCAGATACGCTTGAGAACGCTCCTATGGGAGACTATGAGCCTGCCAATCAAATGGCTTTGGACTTTGCGAATAGCGCACAAGAGACATTGCTAATACAAGACAACTTATTAAAGTCAGGATTGTTGAAGCCAAGAGACTATACCATAATGAGACAGAACCTCAATGACGGAACAAAGACAATGTTTGACTTGTCAAAGGTATATCAAGAAGAGTTTCAAAGAAAGCAAGAAAGAGCAAACTCTTTAAATCCTGCAGAACGAAGTCAATATATGGAGAGTTGGATGATGGAGCAGATGGAGGGTTTAGGAAACCTAAGACAAACTAAAGCAGTAATAAATCCTACGGATGGTCAAGTAACATTAGGAAAATTAGTTGAGAAAGAAATAGACGGAAAAACAGTTTTGGTTTTATCAGACAAGGAAAATGACACGTATACCGTTAACGAGCTCAACATGAGAATCAAGCAGGACTTTAACTACTATGATGCCGATGCCGCTATGCAGAACGAAGTGGATATGATTGGTGACGTTACAAACACTGTATACAAGACAGCAGGTAAAGGAAAGCAGAATATGATTTTCGAGTTTGCCGATAAAAAGGGTGGGGTATATCTTACAGATGAGGAGATAGCTGCGCTTCCCGAAGAGGAAAGAGAGATGGCTATTGCTAAGAATAGTTATAAGGAGGCTGAGCGGTATGCTATTGAAAAGCAAATGGCTGAACCTTGGAACTCAATGTCGATACTTACAGATGATTTAAATAAAGACTTTGAGCCTACATTCAGTAAGGAAGAGGCTGACTCTGACCCGTCAAAGGTTTATATTAAGCAGCTTTCTTCAGGGGCTTTGGAGCCTGAGCTTTCAGAGGAGCAAGAGGAATTGGTTTATGACTATCTCAAAAACAATATGAGAAAAAGGATAACAACAACGGAGGCTGCAAAATCAGCAGGCTTTACACCTTATAGTCCTTATGACACAGCAGCCGCAAGTGCTAAATATTCAAAATCCGGAAGGGAGGAAACAGAGAAATTAGCCGCTGTTGGTCTTTGGAACAAGATTCTGTATGCTCCTGATGCCACCGCAAGAAATTCTGCAGTTCAGGCTGTTGTTGAGTCACCTGCTGCTAAGGCAAATGGTGTTACAGGTATAGATTTTGAATCAGGTGCATTTGAAAACAAAGTTTATTTTACAGTTCAAGACGCTGATGGAAACGTATCTATAATAAAGAAAAACTATGACGTGAATGACATAACCCTTGAGTCTCACGCAGAGCTCGGTTCTATTATACACGGAATAACAGACAGCAGTAAGCTAAACAAAGAGATAGCAAAAGCAGGCAAATCTAAAACTTTAAAATATGAAAGCGGTGTTAGCCTTATAGGTGCAAAAACTCTTGCAAGTGAAAGCCCAAGAGCAGAGGTGGTTAGAAAATACAAAGAAGAAGTAGAAACCGCTGAGGGTGAAGACCTAAAGAAATTAGCAGGTGACTTAGGATTAACAATAGCGAATGATGAAACGAATGACCAAGTTCTTATTGACAGGGATGGAAAGATAGTTGGAAAAACGGATAGGTATAAGGATGAACTTACTGATGAGAATATTAAGCAAGCGATTAAAGTTCAAGTCACCAAGGAAGAAAATCAAAAGATATTACAATCAAACAGACCTGCTGAAACAGGAACAGGAACAGGAGCAGCAGCACACGGAGGAAACGATAGAAAATAATAAGCCTGAATAAAATGGATGAACAGATTTTAAAAGACTTTATAGCAACAGCTCAAGCTAACAATTATAATTGGAGGGTTACTATTGACAAGTTTCCTGAGCTTCAAAACTACGATTGGCAATTGCTTAAAGACTATGTTGCTACGGCGGAAGCAAATAACTATAACTACGAAGTGGTCAATGCAAAGTTTCCTGAGTTTAATTTCACTACCACCGAAACTGTAGAGGGTGTGGATGTAGATGCTACGACAACAATGCAAGAACAAGTCTCAGGAGGACCTGTAAAAAAAAAAGGGGATACTCGTTCAATGTCGGACATTATCCAAGACTATCAAGAAGATACGGAATCCAAATCGGAAGATGGTTTATTGGATTCGCAGCCTTCTGAATCGCAAACACCCGTTGACTTTACTGACTATACCCAAATGGTTAACGCTCCTATTATGCAGGAAGCGAGTGAAACAAAACAGCCTGTATTAGTAAAAGATTTTTTAGGGAACTTGATGAAAGAACCCGCGTTAGGAGAAATAGAAGAAACAAACGAGGGCAGAGCTTGGCAGAGAAATAAGTTGATGTCAATGTTGGATGGTGCTATAACTCCTGACGTAAGAAGAGCTGTGGCAGATAAGCTTACTGAATTAGATAGTTACGAATCCAATCAAAGAGGTATTATAAATCCTACATTAGAGCCTACATTTGAAGAAGCCTTAGGCGGAGCCCAAATAAATACAGGAATAGACATCTATAGTCTTTCAGAGATGGCTAAAGCAGCTCCTGCTGCTGCTAAATTAAGTTATAACAAGCAGTTAAAAGCCCTGTCCAATCAGCAGAAAAAGGATGCGGGATACATAGAGTTTAATGGAAACTATTATGACCCTGCTCAAATGCCATCGGGGTTTGGTTGGAGTGCAGCTATGAATAGTATTGACTTTGATTATTTTGCGGGGCAAGAAGAGGACGAGGTTGTTCCTTTATTGAATAGCAAGTTTGGTCAGTATGGTTTTAGCTTTTCACAATCGGGAACAGTTACAGATAATGTTACAATAACATCTCCGTCAGGAGAAACTCTTGAAGTTTCCCTTGACAATTTTACAGACGAAGGAGACCGTGAGTCATCATTCGCAATACAAAGTTTTTTGAATGACCAATATGCTCAACAAGAACTGTCAGATGAAGACGTGATTTCTACAGCATTGGAGATGCCATCCCAATTATCTAAGACAGGAATAGGCACTGAGTACGCTTATGACGTTATAGAGTATAATAATGGATATGACAGCAGAAGAATCAAAGCTATTGAAAACGAAAACAAAGCAGCGGTAGAACTTAACGATTATATTTTAACTCAAAAAGCAGATATAGAACAAACGCAAAAATCTATTGAGGAATTAAAACCTTTAATTTCTGCAGACCCTACAAACCAAGAACTAAGAGCTAAGTATGAGGTGTTAAACACTCAGCTAAACACATCGGCAAAAAACTTTAACAGTGCAGTAATAGGCTTAACCGAAGCCGTTACCGATATAGACAATATGCAGTCTGAATTCACAAGGGTAGCAGGAGCAAGAGCGGCAGCGGCAGTTGATTGGGACCTAAGCAATCTTCCCGAAATGTTTGTTGGAGAATTTGCAAGAGGAACTTCAGAAGTGTTAAGAGGATATATAGACCTTGGTGCTGACATAGCTAATATGTATAACTATCTTCATCAAGCTATAGAGGGCGAAGCATTGTTTACAGACCAACAGTTAAAGGATTGGAAAAAAGAAATTAAGACTCCTCTAAAGTATGCAGGAGAGCTTGCTTCAGGAATGCTTTTCAGTGGTAACCTTGATGTGGGGGAACTTTTTGAGAGCGGTCAAGTTACTATAAACGATAAAACAGGAAAGCTTGAAGTCGGTGGCGGAATGGTAAGCGAAGAAACGGTGGCAAAGTTCAACGAGCTTGGATGGGTAGCGCAAGGTCTTACAGGTGTAACACGCTCATTACCTGCGATGTTAACAGGTCCCGCTCGTATTGCTTCATTTTATGCAATGGGTGTTGAGAACCTTGATGAGCAGATGAATAAAAATCCTATGTTCGCTAATATGTCTGAAGCTGAAAAGCTGTATCTAAAAGTTCCATTAGGTGCTGTAGTTGGTGCGTTAGAGGAGTTCGGTATGAGAAACGTGTTAGGAAACTCTTCTCTTGTTTCTAAGATTACATTGAAAGCACTAACAGCTTTTGGTAAGAAGCCTGTCGCACAGCAGACCTCAAGGACTTTTAGGGAAACAATAAAGAAGACAATAAAGAATTCCGTAGGCGGAAAGATTTTAAAGGGAGCAATACTAACAGGTTCCGCAGGAGCTGCGGAGTTTGAGACGGGTTATCTACAAGAGATAGCGGATATTTATGGTAAAGAAATTTTTGACTTGGCTCAAGGCGTAGACTATTTTGATAATGTAGTTAGCTTATCAAAGGACGGAAAGTTTAGTCTTGACAAAGCATTTGATTCAGCAGTACACGACCAAGCATTTCACGCCGGATTAGCGGAGATGGTTGGAGGTGTTGTCATGGGGCTTCCCGGAGCGATATCTGAATCGGGTCAATCTGTTGAGTTCGAAAATATCACCGACCCTCAGTGGGCTATATTCAAAGAGATTACTGAATCAGAAACCGTAGAGGAATATATCAACTTACAGAGAGGCGCACTTGAATCAGCTATTGGTCTTGTGCCAAGCCCATTCGCAAAAGAGGGTGAGGAACGTATGCTTTCTAAGGAGGATGTTGATATAGTAATGAGGGAGTATGGCAAGATTGCTGCCCTGTCTAATACTGTAAGAAAAGAATACGCTCCGTCATATCAAAAGAAGATACTTAAATTGGTAATGACGAGAAATGAAATACAAGAAAGTATAAAGGACTTAGACAAAGCAACCACAAAAGAACAGCAGAGACAAGTATCTATTTTAAATGAGGACATTGCTGAAATAACAAGAGAGGCTGACAAGGAGCTTGCGGAAAGTACAAGAGAGTATGACAGGTTAAAGTCCGAGGGTAAAACAACTAAAGACTTTAATTCTTGGAGAACTCAAAAAGTTTTTAAAGATGCTTTAGAAAGTGTTACTGAATCACGAACCGAAGAGGAAGTGTCGCCAACGACACCTGTTGAAGAGGACGTATCTACGAAGACTGCTGAAGAGCAAGAGGCTCAATTGTTAGGTCAAGAGCTTGAAGCTGAGGGAGTATCTCGTCCTGCTGCACAAGAGCAGGTAGTTGAGGAAGCTCCCGCTGTAGAAGAGCAGGTAGTTGAGGAAGCTCCCGCTGTAGAAGAAGCGCAATCGGTGTTGGAGGAGCAGTGGAATAACGAGATGCAAGAGAACAAAGACGCTCAGTTAAAGGCGGCAGAGGCGCAGCTTAAAGAGGAGAGAGGTCCGGGAAGAAGACGTATGCTCTTTGGTCGTAGACAAGCACCTGTTATTACACAAGAGGAGATACTTCAGCGTGCAAAAGAAAACTTAAACGAACAGAACATCTCCCTACAAGAACAAGAAGTGTCGCCAACGACACCTGTTGAAGAAGTTTCCCTTGTGGTAAATCCAACAAGGTCACAAGAAAAGCAGGGCAATGTCTATACCATACAACAAGATGGTCAAGAGGTTGGTGAGGTTATGTTTACTCAGAACAGCAAAGGAGAGATTGTCGTTCAGGATGTTGATGTGTCTTCTGCAAATCAAAAGAAAGGCATAGCGACTAAAGCTTATCAGGCTATCAATAAAATGGTTGGAGACAAAAAGGTTGTGTCAAGCACTATGTTCGTTGAGGAGGGTGGTGTTAAGCCGGGAGAGAAACTTTGGGAGAGCTTGGTTAGAAATAACTTAGCAAGAAAAACCGATACAGGTTTTGAAATGATTAAGCAAACTACCGATGAAGGTCAGCAGTCTTCACGTATGCAGGATAAAGACTCTAAAATTCAAAAACGTCTAAACAAAATAATACAAAAAGATAAGAAAGCCCTACAAGAAGCAACTACTGTAAAAGATAAGGCTCAAGCAATAGAGAGATATAAGAATAACAAAGCGAGAGGAGAGCGTGCGGGGGCTACTGTCTCTAAGGAAGACGCTGCCATTTTTGAGCAGGCAGAGCAGGAATTAAATGAGCAGGGTATTGAAATTGAACCACTTTTAGGGACCATATTGGTTGAAGGTCAGATTATAGAGATTGACGACACAACAACAACTAAGGAAGCCAAGGACCTTGATACTGATTTAACGGTCAGAGAAATTTCTAATGTATTAGTACCTGCAATTATAAAAGACGGTAAGCAAATTCAAAGAGCAAAAGTAGATATTACAATCCGTCCTAAAACAACAGCAGAGTTAGAGGCAGGTAAAGACCCGCAGTTTAGAACTAAGGATGAGGCAAAGGTTCAAGAAGAGGTGTCTGAAGATACTGAGGCAGGCGTTCAGGAGATAGTTGAAAAGATAAACGAGCAAGAGTCGGGTAATGTAAGTACCAACTTAGATACTACGGCTGAGGGCGTCACTATAAATACTCAGGAGCTTAACGAGAGAACGGACAACGAACTTCCAACCATCGCCACCCTACAGATAATAGATGGTATCCCAACAATCTTTACAATATCAGACCAACTGACAACGGGTGTCATAGTGAATCCTCAAACGGGGAATACAATAGACAACCTCAGAGGTGGTCTTGGGTTTACAGGAACAGAGGGTAATGAGAATGCTGCTTGGGCTAACACCACTGAAAAAGAGGCAGCCGATATTTTTAATAAAGCTGTTAAAACATACGAACAAAACAAAGAAGTATTTGAGGAGTGGTGGAAAGCAAACCCTGAGTTTGCAGGACACATTCCTATGTCTGTAGTAAAGATGGGTGAGGGGTCAATACTTTCTAACGAAGCAACCTTTAGAGTCCTTAGAGATAACCTCACAAAAATTCCTGTAAAGAACAGAAAGAGTGCCGTAAAACTTTTAAAACAATCTATTAAAGACAAGATTGCAGCAAGAGAGAAGTCCATCAAAACAGGTCTTAACGACAAGGGTGAAAAGTTAAAACCTCTCACTATAAAAAACTATCAGAAAGAAGTCAAGGGACATAAGGACGCGTTAAAAACTTTAGCTAAACTAAATCCAAAAATCATAGACGAAGTTGTGAGTCAAGAGTTTATTGAAACGCTTTCTCTTCCCGCAAGACGAACTCTCATTGAGCAAATAACTTTTGGTCAGCCAAACAGGGCAGGAGAATCAAAAGCTCCATCAAAGTCTGACAAGGCTGTACCTGCAGCACTCATCGAGGGTATGCCAAAAGAAGCTTTAGAGCTCGTGCATCTTGGTATTATCACAGACCTAATCACAGAGCCACAGTTAAAAAATGTACCGCAAAGAAACATTATCGCACTTCAAGCTATTGAGGTAGGCAAGTTTAATCCACAAACAAATGAACTTGTGGAGACTACTTTAGACGAAGCGATAATAAATACCAAGCACCCTAACTATGCTTTTGGAACAAAAGGAAAAACTATAGGTATTCTTGAGAATCCTGTGTCAGTAGTTAAAGCGTATCCACAGGCATACGCTAATGCAATGTCGGGGCTTGTAGCGGAAGAGCAGAAAGGCAGGAGGATGAGTAAGTCTGCATATAAAAAACTTTCGAAAAAAGATAGAGAGACAGCTCCAAAACCGGGAGAGCTTTTAGAGGCAAGTGTAGGAACAATACTTACTCAGAAACTTGGTGTGCAAAACGGATTACCTAACGCAGAATTTATTGGAGCAATAGCTCAGCAGAACATAACAAAGGAGCAACAGCTTATAGCCTTTATGAATCAATCGTTCCCCGGTGTGGTAATATCCACAGACCAAGAGACGTTTGATAATGTGATGAACTCTGAGGAAATAAATAAAAAGTTTGTCGATGGTAAAGTTGTTTATGGTGTAACTAAGGACGGAGACATATACATAAACCCTGAGGTTCACAATACTCAATCGGAAATATTTAACACCGCGATACACGAGATGGGTCACGTATGGCAAACATTTCTTTTAACAACTCCAAAGGGTACGAAGATATATAACCGAGGTGTTCAGCTTGTAAAGCAAACAGCAGAGTATAAGCGTCAGTTAGAAATATTTGAGGGCAACGAAGAAAAAGCAGCACACGAAGCTATGGCTATTCTTATTGGTAACAAAGGAGAGTCAATCGCTGAAGCGGCAACAAGAAGCAAGTTCCAAGAATGGATAGTTGGGATGTGGAAGTTTATAAAGTCTTCTTTTAAAATGTCTAAAGATGTAAAGGTTTCTGAGCTACAGGATATGAACCTTGACGATTTCTTAGGCACAGCCTTGGCAGATATCTTTAGCGGTAAACCTGTGCGTGGTTCAAACGCAAGGTATCTAACCAAGCTAAAGAACCCTGAGGTAGCGTTCAGCGCAGAGCAGGACATGACACAGGTAATTATATACGGACGTAATAATGGTTTCTCAGATGCCGCAATTAAAATCCACCTGCAAAGTAAAGGCTTTACTGTATCAGAAATTAAGGATGCTTTAGAGATAAATAGAGACTTGTTTAATAACACGTTCCCTCCCGCGTTTGCTAATGTGCCCGGCGGAGTAAACGAGGGAATGAAGATGTATGAAAGAACCCTTAAAAAAATAAAAGCATTTAAAAGAAATCAGAATCCATCTCTAAAAGAAATACAAGAGCAGGCACAATTGTTTTTAAAGAGGGATAAAACTTTTAAGACGTATAACGAAACGCTTCAGCAAAATTTATTGATAGCATTAAATGCAAGCTTAAACATTAATGAAAGTGCTCAGGTCGCTCAAGACATTAAGAAGATGAGAGAGGTTGTGAAGCAGAGACGCAAAGGGGCAAAGGAGCTCGCTACTTTACAGACTCAATTGAGGGTCTTCATAAGAAAGAATTTCCCAAGTACACAATGGGAATCAAAAGAAGTCAATCAGTTAATCAACGAGATAACAAACGCTAAGTTCTATAAAGACTTTGAGAATCTTGCCGTCAAACCTGACAACGATATCCGTATGGTTATGGATAAGGTTAGCAAGATTGTGATGCAGAAAAGAGTAACGAATGCTGTTAAGAAAATAAACAAACAGTTGTCTATAAGAACTCAGAAGACTGAGGGTGGTAGAAAAAAAGGAGTTAACTTTCTTCCTGAGGCGGTAGAAAGAATTGAAAAAATAGCAGAGGACTTAGCTATAGATGTTGTTAATTATAATGAAATAGATAGGCTTCAAGCAAGACTTGTTACCGCTGTAAGAAACAACAACAAGGAAGACATTGAGAAGATAGAATTAAAGCTATCTAAATTAAAAGCTGATGCTGATTTTATATCTGAAAAAATAGAATCTCTAAGGGTAGAGTTTTCAAAACTTCAAGAGAAGAATGAGTTCTCAGATGAAGACGCTACTCGTATGCAGGATATTGAAATAGCTATACTTTACAACGAAGCTTTGTTGATGGAGAACGACAACCCGAACAAAGCAGACACCCTCGTTAATGTACAGAATCTTTTAAATAATCTTTTAACCCTTGAGAGAGAGTCTTATAATGAGGTGATACGTCAAGCCAAAGAGAGATACAATAGACTCAAGTCTGAGTTTCTTGAGGATGTGTCAGGCATTGAGGTAGACTACAATGACAAGAAGTCTGTGGCTGAGGGTAAAAGAAAAGTCCGCGAAAGAAAAAATATGAAAGACAGAAATGTTCTTGGAAAAATATTAAATGTTATCCTCACTCCAACGAGTATGATTTTTAAAAGAACAGAAAGCGTTGAGGGCTTGGTTAGTAGAATCTCTAAGGGGCAGGGAGAGATGTTTGGAGGCAAGTCTTCTGAGCTTATAATCGACAGGCTTAATGAATCGAGAAGAAACTACAGGAAAGGACAGAGGCAAAAAATCACAAGGTTAAAAATAAAGGCTGAAGAAATATTTGGTAAGAACTTTGAGAAAGTAAGTGAGAAAAATCAAAGAAGAAATGTTGAGATAATACTCGACCAAGAGAAATACGACTCGTTAAATAAAAAACTTAAAGAATCTAAAAGCAAAGCTGAGAAGAGAAAACTTCAAAGAGAGATAGATGGTTTAGTTGAAAGGTACAGTCAGAACGAAATGTACTATTTGTATAATCAATATAAAGACAGCGCAAATCATCCCGGATTCGCAAGCACGTTTGAGGGGTATGACCACAAAAAAATAATGGCGCAGATAACATCTAAGCTCGACTCAAAGGTAAAAGAGTGGGCGGATTGGCAGGTCAATGAGTTTTTCCCATCGGTATATAATCAATACAACGAGGTGTATAAAAAGATATACAGAACCAATATGCCGTGGAATAAAAACTATGCGGGAAGATTAGTGAGAGATGAAAGGCAAGAGCAAGTTCAAGACGTTATGTCCATTCAGAATGCTTATAGAACTTCTGTTGGAAGTCAGTCCACAATGATGCGTATAAAAAACAAGGCTCCAATTAAAATAGTCAGTGGTGATAATATTCTTTCTCAGTATGTTGACGAGATGGAATACTTCTCTGCTTACGGAGAGAATATGAGAGACATTTCTAAGATGTATTCGGACCCGTTGGTTAAGAAAGCGATAGAGACATTCACAGACGCAGATGTATACAAGGTTCTTCAAGGGCAATTAGAAAAAATAATACAAAGAAGAAACGCAAGACTAACTCCTGACCATCCTGTATTCACAGCAGCAACAAGTGCGTTTGCAATTAGTAAGTTAGGATTAAACCCCGTTGTTGCCGTTAAGCAGATGACTTCGTCATTAGCATTCGCTGACTATATAGGGTACAGGAATTGGAGTTTATACTTTTTAAAAGAAACGAAAAATGGGGTGGCTAAGTATAATACAACATGGCAAGAGATGTATGACAATTCTCCTGAGCTACAGAATAGGTATGAAAGAGATGACTTCCAACAGATTATAGAGACATACGCCAAGGAACAGTCTCAAGACATACTTGGAGGAAAAACTGTTTTAGGTACAAGCAAGACGAACTTTAATAGCGTAAGAAACTTTTTTATGTATTTGGTAAAGGTGGGTGACATGGCAGGTGTTATGGGAAGCATTCCCAACTACGCATACTATAAAGACGAATACAAGAAGAAGAACCCTACAGCTACGGAACAGGAGGCTATTGATTTTGCAATAAAGAAAACGACTCCTCAGATATTATCAACTCAGCAGTCGTCAGACATTCAAGATAAGGACCACTTCTCTACAGACTCTGCCTTGATGAGGTCGTTTCAACTATTTACATCTTCTCCTCGTGCATTAATGAGAAAAGAAGTGTATTCCATTAGAGAGCTTCACAGAAAGCTTATGGTGTTGGCGAGAACTATGGACCCAAAGGCAGCGGCTCAGTCAGGAAAGGGTAGTGTAAGGGATAACCTTAGAACATTTATTACTTATCACTTTGTTGTACCGACATTCTTTAAGTACGTTGCATTAGGGTTGCCGGGTCTCGCTCAGGATTGGGAAGACGATGATACGGAGCAGATGTTTGGTTTTAAGTCTTTGCTTTTAGGAAACATTCAGTCAATATTTATTATCGGAGATATTATTGCAGGGCTTAATGACGCTTTTGACGAGAAGCCTTGGGCGGGGAAGTTGAGAAATGTTCCTTTATTTCAAGAGGTAAGTGGATTACTACAAAACTACAGCAAGTACAATCAATCTGTAAAACCTGAAACGAAAGAGAAGTATGCAGAGAAAATTAGATACGGAGTCTTTAGCTTATTAGGTATTCCTTATAAACAATATGATACCGCTCTCAAAAACTATGGAGATGTTGCTACGGGTGATTTTAAAGGATACGGAGACCTTATGTTGAAGCTATTGAACTACAGTGAGTATGTTCGGGAGGGGGGCGCAGACAAAGAAGAAAGCACCTCTTCGGAAAGTGATAGCAAGAAGAAGAAAACAAAAAAGATAGGAGATAAATTATTTTAATATGCCGTTTAAAAAGATAGGACCAAACAAATACATCAGCCCAAGCGGTAGAAAATTCACAGAGAAACAGGTAAAGTTATATCACGCAACAGATGGTTTTAAGAACATGAATAGGAAGCCTCAGAACTTGCGACCACCAAAGAGAAGATACACTTAGTGTCGCTGAAGACACTAATAATACTTAACGTACTTGAGCGTCTTTTGTTTTGGGTAGTAAAGCATAAGCTCCTCGTCAGAGTATGAATCCTCTCTTGGTTTTCTGCCTCCCCATCTAACCTCTCCCTGAATTTCACTTACCTTTCCGTATATGATACCGTCTTCACAAGCCCAAACAATTACAGGGTTGAGTCTCTTTGCGCACAGCTTAGTAACTTTGGTTGCAGAAATAGGAAGAGGATAACAGTTGGCTAAATACTTTTTTCTGCCCTTGACTTCAACGTAAGCTATAAGGTTCTTGTCTTTGTCATATACCCTAAAGTCTATATCAAAAGGGTCAAGCTTTTCGTAAGAGCCCTTGAACCTGTCAACAAACTTTTTAATAGCTTTAAGTTCTCTTGTTCTATCTTCTTCCTTTTCAAACAGCTTACTCATTCATGTTCCGGTATGTATACATATATAGGAAACCCATCTCCTCCTGCACCCGCAATATTAAAATTAAAATATTCAATAGCATCTTCTTCGCTAAGACCCTCCTTTATTATTAGTTTATTAATAATTTTATTTGAATCCATTATAAGTACGTTGCTCGCATATTGAAGTCCTACTACACAGTCCTCATATCCTGTAGGGTATAAGAATGTTTCATCGGGGAAGTCTTCTGTTATCTGCTGTAAAATTGATATTGACATATATATTTAATTTAATTTATCGTGTTCCTCTGTATGGCATCTCGAACATAATGCCGTACACTTATTTATTTCTTGTACAATCTTCTCTCTTGAGTATCCCATATATATAGCACCGGAAACATCGAACTCTTTATTCTTGTTTGCGTGATGAAACTGCATTGCTTTAGGACTAAAGGTGTCAGGGTGTGTTAGCTTAGAGTATCCACATTTTTTGCAGGCTAAGTTCTTTTTTAAAACGCTGTACCACTCCTTTTTTTTATCTCGATACAATTTTTTAGTAACGCTATAACAATCTTTACATACCTTTCTTTTATACTTCTTCCCATTCTTTCTTCCTGCGCTATGGTAAAAACTCTCAGGCTTTTCTTTCTTACAAGTTCTGCAAATTTTAAACGTCATCTTCAAGAGATTTTTTTAAATGTTTTAATTTATTTATAAATGAGTTAACCTCAACACTACAGTCTTCTACTTCCCTGTCAACAAGACATTCATATATGTTTGCGGTATGTGTGTGGAACTCATCCATCAGCAGGTTAATGTGTACTAATCTTTCCTTGTCTACTGCTGATATGTCAGGCATTCTACTTGTCTATTGCGTTCATTAAAAGCTCAGAAAGGTTATGGTCTATAGTTTTTAAAGACCTGTATATTACTCTTGAGTTTTTCTTAACCTGTTCTAATTCTTGCTTGCTCGAGTCCTTTCCAAGATATGTGTACATAGAGCAATCTATTCTAAGTAGCTCGTCTTTTTTTTCTTTGTCAGTCCAAGAAGAAAAGCTAATAATCTTTTCTATATCACTAAATTTATAACTCATTTCGTAGCGAATTTAAATAATTATTTTCTTTTTTCAAAGCAATGTTTTCAGCTTTAAGTTTGTTTACCCTTTCCAAAAGCATTTCTTCAATGGGTTTTTCCGTGTACTTTCCGGGAGGGAACAGATTGTTGAAAGCAATTTTAAAGTGTGCCTTGCATACGTTATAGTTGGTATTAAATTGAATGTCTGTTTTTAAAATAACCTCAAAAAGTTTCAGTCCATTAATAACTGTTGCGTGATTCTTATTCATAGCTCTTCCTATATCTGTCAAGCTATATCCCTCGTTGTAAAGAAGATTATAAAAAACGGTTCGTGCGTCAATGATGTTTCTCTTTCTGCTTTTATGCCTTATATCTACATCATATACACCATTAACTATTTCTATTAATTCATTTTCTAATTCTTTATTCCTCGTCATCTTCATTTAACTTAATTGTTTTTTTATCTATTATATAATCTAAATACTTGTCTACATCTATCTCCTCCACTCCCAATAGAATACATTTCTCTTCGTGTTGATTTAAATATTCAACAGCAAAAAAGAAAGGTGTCTTTGTCACATGAGACACTCCTCCTATAATTTGTGCCCACCCATTTTTTTTTGGTAGCTCATCTATATTTTCTATCACCTGATTTGCTATATCTAATGCGTTCTCTAAAGGCATATCGCGTATCTGTTCAACAAACCAATCATCAACATCGTAAGGCAAATCCTTACCCCCCTCTGTATACCTCTGTTCTACCATATGTCTTTAGTTCTTTTAGTCTATACTCCTGAAGCTTAGATAGTTTGCCGTTTGGTTTTTTCACCTCGCTAAAAATAACATTAGAGTTTGGGGGTATAGCTATCAAGTCAGGTATGCCATTCTTATTAGTCTTTATCAACTTAATAACATAGTACCCCTCTCCCTCAAGTTCCTTTATTCTCTTTGCTTGTATCTGCTGCTCCGTCACCTACCAAAGATAGCAAATCTCTTTTAAAATGTCGAACGGTGTAATCTTTCTTTTTAGTTACTGCTTTATATATCTGTTTCTCTATACCGCCTTTACTAAATATCCAATAGACATCGCTCTTCAATCTTTCTTTGGTTGTCATTCTGTCGCGACTCTGCCAATAGCTTGTCGCACTGAAGTCTATATTGTAGTAGACTAATGCGTCTGCCTGACGTAGAGAGATGCCCTCTCTTCCTGATACAATCTGCAAAGCAATAGACTTGTCAGTGTCGTTGAAGACACTCAGCTCTGTGGTCAAGGCATCTTTACCAAACACCTCCATCAAAACTTTTAACTCCTGTGTAAACTTATAAAATATTCCTATCTTCTTTCCTTTAAACTTTTCCTTTATATACTCTGCTTTGCTCTCGTCTAAAGTCATAGCCTTACCGCTTTCAAACTTTACTGTGCCTGAGTATATCTGATGTAGCTTCTGCATAAGTTTAGCGGGAGTGTCTCCAAGTATTACCTCATCGTCTCCCTCTACCACCAAGTTCTTTGACAACTTACTTGCTATAGAGTGGGTGATGGGTTTCATATCTACGAGTAGCATATGCTCTTTCGTATCCACTTTGAAACCTGCCTCAGATTGCGTGTAAGATATCGTGTAAGGCTTCATCTCTTGTATGATGGTATCATAACCCTTTGAGTAATCTTTAATCGCCATAGAGTTAATTCTTTTTTCGGTGACATTTACATAGTCATCACAGAACCTGTAGAAGTTTTTGTATTGACTGAATGGATTCGTTGGTATCCCATACACTTGATGGTACATCTGCGAGAACGACTCCGGTGTAGGTGTTCCCGACAGGAGTATAGCTTTGCTTCTATTCTTCATCATCAATTCTTTGACTTGCTTCGCTCTCTTGCTTGGCTTGGGGAATGCTCCCATAGAGTGTGCCTCGTCACATATAATAACGTCCCAATGTATCTTTGGTATCTTATGTATCGACTCATAATTGATAACGAATAACGCAAAGTTGTGAGGGCATAGCATATCGTAGTCATCTATGATACTTGACATTGCTTTCTTCTTGGTTAGAAAAAGTACGTTATCAACACCAAGCTGTTCACAAATACCTAAACTCGTCAGTGTCTTACCCGTTCTTACCTCCATCGCAAGATAGAGAAAGCCTTTGGCACGAATCATCTCCGTGCCTTTGGCTATTATGTTTGTTTGATAATCTCTAAACTCTATCATTAGTTGTTGAACTTAAATCTATAACTTGACTGAGTGTAGTCTGTCTTGTACTTCATAGACACCTTGTACTCTCCCTTTTCTTTTAAGGTATTCATAAGCTGAACATACTCTTCCTCGCTGAAGTATATCATACCGTCAAAACAAAAAGCCTCGATGGTTACAACCTCTCCTGACGGCTTCTTTATCTTCACGTCTTGAAACGTGTCATCATAGAACGACTCCTTAGATTTTCTACCGTATGGGTAGATTGAAATAGCTAACACCTCTTCGTCCTTATTGTGCTCGATAAAGTATGCACACTTTGAGTTGTTTGTTGCTGAGTTTGAGAACGTACCTGACACCGTCTGATGTAAGAATCTTTCTTCCGTCTTCTCGCCGAACTCATCGACATAGTTTCCTATCTCCCACTGAGAGTAGGCTGTTACTGATAGCATCATTGATGCAAATAAAAATAATTGTTTCATTGTATTTGATTTTAATTGTTAGGAGATTTAGAGTCCTCCCTTTGACTCGTTTTTTTGATGTTCTAAACAACACAAAGCATATTTATGAGCCTCTTTATCTGTGTATTTATCGTCAGATATACCCTCAGGTATGTCAAAATATTTATCGAAATGATATTCATAAGAGTCCTTTGGAAATGGAAACTTACGATAATCTATTTCAATTGTAACTTCTACAATCTTTCCTTCTGTTGTTTGATATTTATCCATTTTATTTTATTTATATACTTAATGTTCTTTGTGCGTTTACTTCGTCAGGTCTTTTCATTCTCATCCATTTACCTGTGGCATCTCTTCCCTCTTGAGGGGATGCTCCTGTTCTATACATAGCGTAGGCAACCATCCATTTGTTGAATCTTATTCTTGATATAGACATCTTAGCTCTTGGTCCGTAGTCAGGATACTCATCTGTAAAATCTATGTAGCAATCAGACATACTTATCTTGTAATCAATCTCAAGTCTTTCATTCCTTTGTGCTCCATGTATTAAACCACACCACTCGATGAAGTCGTGTGATGTCTCTGCTGATAGCTGACGTATCTTTAAGTTAACGAACTTGCTCTCTACCAATCCTGTATTCAAGTATCCTTGAAGACACCCAACCATATAGTTGTCAAACTCACACCACTCGTCATCATTCCAATCACCAAACAACAGCTTGCCGAACTCATCCAATGGAGTGAAGTTCTTGCTGTAGTGCTGATGTAACTCAAGCTCCCACTTTCTCCTTGCGAAACTATTACCCGCACCCTTGATAGCGTAGTTGGTAGTGATAGCAATCTTCGGTGACTTGCTGAATGGTATCTTGATAGCGTCCTTGTTCTTCTTCTCCAACGTCAGTCCCTCTGTTACCACACTGAACAACCTCTCGAAGTCAAAGTGTTTCTTCACGTCATCGAACACAAGTATCTGTGTGTCGGCAGACACAAGCTGATAAGCAAAGCTTCTCTCGAAAGCAAATGACTTGCCATCAATCGTAACCACTTTTTTCATCTTGGATAGTGCGTTCATAAATAATCCCTTACCCGTACCACCCTCAGGGTTGTCTGATATAACCTCGTCATTAAGAATAATAGCAGGACAGTAGGATAAATTCTTGTATCCGTGCATCATAAATCCTATAGTTGATTCCGTTGATTCAATTCTATCCTCATCATTCTTACATATGTTGCCGATGAATCTTTTGTAGCTGAAGTCTTTAGACGTTCCACACACTGAGAAGTTTCTGTCTATAACGTGGTCTTTCCAAACGTAACCACCCAAGTCCAAGTAGTCAAGAGGCGTTACCTCGTTCTTAGTAATCTTCACCGCACAATTCCTGTAGTATAGATACGATGTACTCTTGGTGTCTTCGATAAAGTATATGTCTATGGTTGACAGCAAGGTAAGAAACTCCTCTCTAAAGAATCTTGTTTGGTCAGCGAAGTAATTATATATGCTGATGTCGTCAAGCTCTATTAGATGATTGAGTATGAAATCTTTTATACTCTTCTCATCCGTGTGGTCTATGAGATTATTAGTAACCTTTACAAACACATAGTTCTTGCTACCCTCAGGACAATACTTATAGAATCCATTGTCTTCCAAGAATTGCTTGAATAGTATATGGGTTATCTTGATAACACCTTTGTCTGTCTTCGACCAAAATTGTTGTTCTTTATTCTCTTCGTCTACTCTCTGAAGAACTGAGTCTGTTGTCTCGGAATCTAAGCCCGACTCTGCTAACTGATTCCGGATTTCTTTTTTTGACACACCTCTCCTAAGCTTTACTTTTATTGAACTCAACCTGTCCTCGTCCTCGTAATATTTAGTTCCAAAGTTCTGCGTGTTTGCATATGCAGAGTCAATCGTTCTTGTTATCTCTGTCTCGGTGAAGTCCGATGTGATATAGTTGTTGAGTACATATCCCGCAAGACTTTTGTTTATACCAAAGTCATTGAACGCTGAGGCAAGAACAAAACAGTTGTGATTTCTTTGCCCCTCAACCATAGGATACTTCTTTGTCCACCACTTTACGAGGATGTCTACAATCTTATTCTCATCTGTAATCTTTATTGTTGGCGCATCTCTGTATGTACTCTTCTCCTCGTATGTTCGCTCATCAATCTTATCCCATATACTTGAGTTCTCGTTAACATATATCAACGCATCGTATGATTCATAACAAACTCTTGATAAGTTCTTACAAGTCTCATCGAAATGAGGGTTATTGAAATGATTCTTTAACGCATTGAAATAGTTTACATGATTGTCTGCATCTTGAGGAATCTTTACGAGTACCTTGAGTCCTCTTCCTGATGGTGAAATGAATACAGAGAAAACAAAATTACTTCTTGTCATCTGCTCCTTGTCTTGAAGCATATCTTTTTTCTTTTCGTAACCATCGAAGTCCAAGCAAACCAATCCGCTGTGCTGTTGAATAGAACTGTCGTTTCTCTTATTGAATATACCACTGAAACAAACGGCAGGAAGTTCTTTCTTTAATTCATTCCTCTCTGCTTTTCTTTGTTCAAGCCTAATCTTTTTTACAAGCTCCTTGCTTGCTCCATCTTTTATCCTATCAAGGATTTCCTTGACAGGTCTATGGAATGGAGTGTCCGTTTCTTTAATGTTTCTAAAAATAGTTATGCTATAATCTGTCATCTTTTAGGTGTTAGTGTTTACTTTGTGTTGACTTTGTGTTAAGTTTCTCTCTGATTATCAGTGAGTTGTATACTATGTTAACTTTTTATCCTTGTATTAAGAATAATAAAAATAAATAAAGAAGTAATAAAAAGAATATAGAAACTTAAACTTAACATTTCATTGGGAAAAAAAGAGTGTCGCGAACGACACTCTATGATTAACCAATAGACCTTTTGTTAGAACGGTAGGTCATCCGATTTAGCAGTAGCTTTGGGCTCCTCTTGTTTCTTAGGCTCCCAAGTATCTTTCTCGCAGTAGAACTTACCTCCTTTAGACTGCTTGATGTTGATGTTGCACCAACCTGCTTCATTGGTGTTTGACTTTATCCAAGCGATAAAATCCTCTGCCTTAACACTTATCCTACCAAGTACGAAATGCGTGTTTTCTGTTGGGTTAAGCGGTATTAAGTAGTCGCTTTCTTTTCTGTGGAATGACATTCCGTCTGCAAAAATTTTGTCTTCTGACATATTTATTAATTTACCCGATGATTATGTTGACAAGGTGTAGCGCATCGGGAAGCTACCCCCTGTCTTTTATATTTCCTCTTTAACGTAGTAGTTCTGTATGTCTATGGTAGATTCCTCAGAGAAGAACTTATGGTACACGTCTATCGCTCTGTGCATCTTGTCTTTTCCTCTCTGATAGAAGTCATCTCCACCGGTAAACATTCCCATACGTCCCGTCTTCTTCTCTATTACCAAGAACATCATCGGCTTACCGAATAGCTTTTGGTATATGAATGCCTGACTATCGTAGTTGTACTTCCTTGCGTTCCACTTAAAGTCGTCTAAGTTTGACGTTGTCTTTAGGTCTATCACATAGTCCTTGTGTACGATGTCTGCCTTACCTTTCCATTGAGTAAGTGAATGACTCTCACAATGTGCCGATGAGTATGTCATAATGTTAGGCATCTCAAAGATGTTTCCCTTTGCGTGTATGAATTCAAAGAAGTCAAGGTTGCTTCTCATCTTATCTACCAATGCCTCGATGGTATCTTTCTCTGTGCGTAGTAGTGCTACCTCCATACCTGACTCCTCAATGAACTCCTTGTATGCTTTGGTGTTTCTTGAGGCACAGTCTACCCATACCACGTCCTTAGCTTTCTCGGGCTCAAGGATAAGCTGATGGAAGTATCTTCCCTCTGCAAAGTTCTTGTTGTCGGGACGAGACACCCCGAACTCTTCGGGGTTCTTCAGTAGCGTACCGATGTCTGAGTTGGATAGGTACTGCTTACCCACCCCTCCGTAATACTGCTTGTCATCACGGAGAAGTTCTATTACGTTCTTATCCATGCCTATGAGTTTAGTGCGTCATTGATTTGTTTCTCTTGCTTCTTGTTGACATTATACTTCTGCTCAATGTTTGCTACAATCTGCTTGAGTCCAAGCTTCTTGTTCTTTACTACATAATCAAGCATCTCTCCCATCTTGTCGGCAGGTATGTCCTCAAGAGTTACTTTCTTTAGTGTCTTTGACGACACTTTTTTTGACTCTTTAACCTCAGTATGCACAGGCAAATCTTCTCCTGTCCATAGCTTTATTCCAAGCCCGTGCATTCCAATAGCTTTTGCTGTTGCCCTTTGGATTGTTTTGTTCACATCGAAAGATGTCATCTTGTCAATAGATATAGACTTGTTTCGGTAGTCCATTACAGGTAGCATATCAATATGCTCTTCTCCCTCTACCTCTATACCTACCTTAACGTAAGCTGTCTGCCCGTCTGTAAAAAAGTTAAGTCCCGTGTGGTCGTGTTCGTATATCTTTCGAGTTGCGTTGGGATATATTCCTTTTAACAAACTCCACGCTACCGCCCAAGATAGATAGTCAAGTCCTCCTTTCTTTTCAACGTAAGGAGTTACGTTTACCGCTGATAGTCTTTCAAAGACTGATTGTTTTTTAGCTGTTGCCATAATTGTTTATTTTATTTTATTTAATTTATTACTTATCTCTCTGTAATTATCCATTACATTCTCTCTTGAAACTTTATATGATTGAATCTGCTTTGGGTTGTTCTTTCCGTTCACCTCGTTGCGAATCATCATCTCTATCTTCTTTAGTTTACGTCTGTAATTAGACAAAGATACGACATAACATCCATACCTCCAACCTTTTTGTAGAAAATCTTTTATCTCCTCATCTTCTAATGGTAAGTAGTAGTCTCCTCCTCTGCCTGTATTGAAAAGCATAACCTTTTTTGTATCAAAATCTCTTGTTATTCTGCATCCAAAAATAATTATTGCTTCATACCCCGCCGAATCTATTCTCATAGCAAACTTGTCTGAGCTTGCCTGTTCCCATATGTCCTCAAGAGTATAATTCATTTCAGTCTTTCTATTAGTTCCATGTAGTCTTGGTCGGTATCAATTCTCTTCTTCATCTGATTGATTCCGTAGTGTATGCAAGAATGTGGTGGCTCATACCCGTTTCGTGTCATGTAATCTTTTATGTAAGATATTCTTATGTCACGTTTGTAGCATAGGTAATAAATAATAGACCTTGCATCTACCACACTTCTTTTTTTCGTGTTGGTAAAGATGTCTTCTTTAGGTACACGAAGTTTCTTTGTCACGTTATTAACGTAGCTGTTGAATACTCTTTCTTTTATCATCTTTTGTTTGTGTTGTTGCTACCTGTTGTGTATTTGCGAATCCAAGTAGCAGGTTATTAAAATAATTTAGCGCATCATTGTGCTTTTTTTTTGATTGTAAAACCTCTGTCTTTTTGTTTACCCAATCCTCTGACTTATCGGGATACCTGATGTGCAGTAGCTCGTGTATGATTGCCTCCTCATACAATGGTACATCGTGGTAAATCGTAGCTTCGAATCTGTTGTGGTCTTTCTCTACACCTATAAAGAATCTCTCATCTCCTGTGCAGTCATCGGGATAGACGACCTGTTCAGAAATAATTTCTTGAGTACCTATGCTCCATAGGTGTAGACCTAACCTGTCTTTCCATTTCTCTATAACACTACGCATTGGCTTTGAGTTTTGATTCGACACTTTTCCATAGCTTTTCTTCTACGGCTTTTGGGTTTCTGTCTTTAACTTTCTTGCCATCAATCAGTGCCATCCATTCTCCCGACTTGAGTGATTGAATGTAGTTGTCTCCGATGTATGTCAAGACAGCTTCGCAGTCTTTACTTATCGTGTCACCATATTCTTTCCTGAAAGTATTGGCAGACACAATCATACCTGTGTCAAGGAACACTCTCTTTGTAATCGGAGAGTCTTTCTCTAAGTAGTTTTGCAGTCTTTGTATAAGACTTTTGTTTGGTTTCGACCTCAGTTTTTCTTTGAGGATTTGTGTTTGATACATTGATTTCATTGTGTTTGATTTTAGTTTAAAAAATTATGGTAGTCTTCTTCATCTAAGCAAATGACATCGCCAACGATTTGTTGTCCTGCAATCTCTGAAGCTTTTACATTGAACGGAAGTCTTTTAATTAGCCCCTCTTCGTTTACGATTAGCACCTTGCTTGCGCGGGTGTGTACTACCTCTATGTATCCACCTACCGCGTCTTGTTTTTTCTTGAGCGTGTCTGCTGTAAAGTTGTCAGTGACATCGCCGTTGCTTTTAATTAGTTGTATCATTGAATTGTATTTTAATAAAACAAATATAAGAAAAGATTACGACATAACCTAATCTAATCTTACTTTTTTTAAGTGTCTCCGGCGACACTAATAAAAGTGTGGAATGTTTGGAGTAGTCCAAACCACTCCAAACTATTTTCTTTGCTTTGCTTGTAGTATCTTTAGATATATTCCCAAGTCAAAGCTGTCCCAATACTCAATCCAATCTGCTATGTTCGTGCTATTCTTTTTCATCTCTATTTGTTTTTATTCGTTATTAAATCTATCTTCAAAGAACTCTATAATGCCCTCTATGTCTTGGTCATCAAAATAGTTTACAAATAGTTCTTCCACTATTGTGTCATCCTTTACATCCTTTAGAACTTCATTTAATTTATCAATCAATTTTGAATCGTGACCATTGTAATACGTTCCTATTCTCGCCCACTTTCTTTTTCTCATATGTATTGTTTTGTTTTGGTTTATAAATTCTTCATCTCCTAACTCTATCAGTTCATCTGCTAATGTATGTACATCAGACTTGTTTTTAATATGCCACGACACATCTTGTCCGTGATAGTTTTCTAACCTGTCAAGGTATTCTGCTTTTAATAATTGCTCTTTCATCTCTATTGGTTTTTGTATTGTTTCCGTTTCATCCTTTTGGAATCGTCAGTCGGGACACACATCCCGATACGGAGGAGTGTCGTTGAAGACACTCCCCTTTTATTCAGAGTAAAACTTACTAAACTTCTGAATCGTTGTACCATTCTCCACACCCCTCGCAGTAGTAGTTAGACCAACCATCGAACGCTATGTTATTCTCATTGCAACCTGTGTTTGTGCATCGCTTTGTTTTGTTAAAGGATGTTCCTTTGCCATCAGCATTGCAGTCATCGAACAAAGTTGGCTCGGTAAACTCACTATACCACTTTGATTTTCTTACAGGCTCTCTATAAGTCTTGTGCCCTATGTCATTTATGTTCAACACAGGAGTGTATTGCTCGTATGTTTTGAGAAACTTATGGTGTGGCTTTATCTCTATCGGATTGAAGTACACCCAACACATTATCTCTTTACCCTTTACAACCACAGGCACACGCTCTCGCTTGTACCATTGAGGATGTCTCTCAAGCGCATCGATGTCCTTGAATGACGCATCAGATACCTTGAACACATCTATCGTTACGTTGTGACCGATGCCTTTCTTGTTGACCATATATGGTAATCCCTCTTTGATTAGCGGATACTTGTCTTTCGTTTGCCCTGTACCTACGAATTTCGCTGACCGAAGATAGTTGTAGTAGTTGCCGTGACCTTTCTTTAATGTGCCATACACACCAATCACATTATCCTGTAGCACATTGGCTTTTGAAAACCACACACCATCCTTGTAAGTAAATAGTTCGCGATTGAAGATTTGAAACGAACGTGTACGCGTATTGATTGAAACGAATCTGCATTCGTACTTAGATAGCTGACCTTTCCAAGATTGTCTTGGTGTTTTGCCAAGTGCGATAGCAAGTGCTTCGCTGTCTGTCATTTGGCTGTTGCCTAAACCTTGAATCGTTCCGTTCATCATCAGCAATTCGTCAGTGTTCTGACCACACACGAATGGGTGAGTATTTTCCGGGCAAATCTTACCGATTGTCGCGTATCTAAAGTGCGCGATGAATGGTCTATGCTTGTTGTCCTCTGTCAGCATAACGCTGTACTCGTTGGACTTGTGTCGCGTTACCTCGAACGTGTCGAGCCATACGATACCGAGTCCATGAGGATTGATTCTCGCGCTTGTTTTAGCCACCTCGCGAGATAGTGGTTTGTTCTTTTGTTTAACTATAATTACACACATAATTATTAAGTATTGTGGGTAGTGTCGTTGTCGACACCGAGCCCTGTTTGTGTGCTGTACTTGTATGGGCGACAGCACTTTACCCGAATGATTAAAACAAATATACGAAATAAATCCGACACTACCAAATGTGAATGCTAATTTATATTCATTCTAAATAAGCAGTGTCGCTGACGACACTACTCTCCTCTCAACATTCTCGCATCGTACTCTGCGTCATCATTGTCATCGGAAATATATATCTCAATGTTAAGGTATCCCTTGCGCATAAGCACACCAACATAGTTGTCGATGTGTTCCCTGTTTTTCCAATCGTCTTTCGTTATCGTCTTGGTTTTTCCGTACTCGTTTTCGTATTCTATTGTCGCTTTCATCTTTGTTTTTTGCCTTACATCAAAGACTTCTCCCGATAAGTCGTAGTCACAAGTCCAACCTATATGTTCGAGCTCTTTCTTTATTCGAGAACATTCTTCGTATAGGTTTTCATTGTCGTTATATGTATCTACTATTGCTTTAACTTCCTGTGGGAAGTTGTCGTATTCTATTGCTTTCATATTTGTTTTGGTTAGTTCATTAATTTTATGTAACTTGGATGTAAGAAAAAAAATGCAAAGTCAATAGGTCAAGAGTAAAATCAAGGCCCGTTGGCTTTTTTTTATTTCTGCTAATTTGAAGAATCCTTAGTGTTAATCGTGTTGACCACTTCTGCTTAATAGTGTTAATCGTATTCATCACTTCTTTACTCATCTTTGTTTTTTTGCGGTTAATAATCTTCTATCAATCTTGATGGTAGGATATATTTGCACCAAGTGATTAAATGTTCTATCGATTGCCTCCCATCGAGAGTGAGCGCATAGAATTTGTTTCTTCCATGCACCCACCTCGCCTCGATAGGTGACAGCATACCAATGCTGTCTTTCCATTACAGGATACCTGCAATTACACCTGCGATGTAATACCCACCGAATCCTACAGCGACAGGTAACGCAGTTAATATCAGCATCTGCTGAATCTTTAATGATAACTTCATAGTGTTTGATTTTATGAATGTTAATAAATCCGTTTCAACCTTTTGGTATCATCAGCGGTAGCACACACTACCGAACGGAGAGTGTCGCGAACGACACTCCATCGTGTTACTCCTCCCGTTTGATGTCCCATGCTCCGCATATACACAGCAACATCATAAACAAGGGAAGTCCTGCAAGTAAAAGTATCGGCAGAGAATCCATTACCGCCCCTTGATATAGGGTTAGTATTGTTATCATTGCACAAATGTATGCGCCTGCCATCAGTAAATCAAATTTTAAATCTTTCATGTCTATTGGTTTTCAGTTAATAAAAATTCATTGTACTCAAACGTACCTGTCTCAATGTACTCAAGTATCTCCTCCTTGTACGCGTTGTCAAAGCAGAACACCTTGTCTTGCTTTCGCTCTGCTTCATCGTTCTCAATACATAGTACATACAGCTCGTGTCCATCGTTCTGCTCGTTCATCGGTTGGACTTGCCCGCTTGCAATCATCCACATAAAAATCATTTCTTTAATCATCTCATCATAAATTTAAAAGTTCCTGTTTCGACTCTTTTGAGTCATCATCAGCACAGACACTCATCTGTGGACAGGAGGAGTGTCGTTGAAGACACTCCTGTTCATTGTCAGAGTCCGAGAGGCTCTCGTACATATTGAGTCCCCTGCTCACTCGCGCAGTTTCTATCGTAGTAGTCACTCATGTCTCTACTTGTACGATTGCGATGAGTTATTAAGTCTCCCTCAAGATAAGGTCGGATGTCCGATGACACTCGCCCTGTCTTGATGAACTTCTGAAAGCTTTTCGCTAACAGCATCACTTGAGCAATTTTGTCAGCATCTCCATCGTACATTCTTGCGATGATTGGCTTAACTCTTCTCAAGAATATACCGAAAGACTTTCCTTGATGATTCACAGCGAAGTTAATGAGCTCATAAAACAATTCGTAACGTAACTGCATCGCTCTAACTGATTTGATTGCTGATGGCAGTCTAAACTCAATACCATAGTCAGAATTCTTACATACAACGTACTTCGTTTGGTATTCCCAAGAGTTAACATCAGTTCTGAGTCTTGGGTTTTTGGAGCAGTATTGATTTGCCAATCTCAACGGAAACACAGCTAAGATAATCCCGGCATACTCTCTAACTAAATTCATTAACTCAGTAGAATCGTATCCGTCAACACTCAAGGTAACGTGAGCACTACAAAGATAGTCTGATGGGCTGTAGCTGTCATCTATAACTTTTTCAGCCTCGTGAAACATATTGAAAACTTTGCTTCTCCAAGCAGATTTCGGTAGTAATGGAAGAACGTGAGTAACAGCCTCCAAACCGCAAGAACTATCCTGCTCAAAGCCTTTAAACAAAGGATACTCTTTAATCGCACTTCGGTTGATGCTGTTCTTCTCAACCTCAATTCCGATTCTGAATCTTGCTTCGTTACTTCCGTTAACGATTTGCGATTTTGACTCTCTACATTTTAAGCCTGCGATGTCAACATTATGACCCGCCGTCTTTACTTTAAATCTTGGACTTCTATGGTATCCGCTTATACGTCCTCTTCCGTACTCGCCATCGTTAGTAAATTGAATTCCGTTTCTCATTTTTTGTAAGTTTTAAATTTCCGTTTCGCTCTTTTGAGCTCATCAGCGAGAGCACTCACTCTCGGACGGGGAGTGTCGCTGAAGACACTCCGTTCTTGTTATTCCTCAATAGGAGTTAAGGCAAATCCTTTGCTGTTAAGATAGTTAGTCATAGCTAAAATAATAGAACTTGCAGTTCCGTCTTCAGCAAGAATGTTATGGTCTTTATCTAAACGAATACAAGCACCACTTTCGCCGTTTGTAGCTTTCATCGAGAATGAGAATTTTGTTTCGTCTTCAGATTGGTTTTCTTCGCTTTCGGTTTCTTCTGACTCTTCGCTTTCGGTTTCTTCTGTTTCTCTTACTTCAGCCTCGCCGCTTGTACAAAACTTGTTGAATGCTTCGATGTTTCTCTTTGGGCTTTCGCCGTTTTCTTCAGCCTCATCACAAGCGGTTACAAATTCGTTTATCGCATTCTCATTCGCATCTACATTGTTAGCTGATTTGATTAGCTTGTAGCAAGCTGATTTCTTGCGTCCTCCTGCAATTGATTGAAAGAATTCACAAATATTGTTGTAAGTTATTCCGGCATCGTCCATCTCCGCTTGCGCTTCTTCGCTGTTGTACCATTCTTTTGCTGTTCGTAATTCCTTGCCTAATTCAACCTGTAGCTCAATTGATTTCTTGTGCTGTCTTCCTAACTTTCTAATCACTCCCGTTATCGTTTGGTGGTTGAATCCTGTTACGTTGTTGTAAAAACTTCTTTCTTGTGTGTTCATTGTATTTATTTTTATTGGTTACTAATTAATAATTGAGAAAACTTGTCTGAAATTGTCGTAAATGACTGATTTTCAGTGCTTTGCGTGTTCAGTATGTCGTTTTCTCGTCGTTTCATATAGCTAATATAGTCTTTTTATCTGATATAACAACTATCAAAGCAAAAAAAGTTTCAATTCACTCTATTTTGTTTGTGGTGTTTGGATGGGGCGCAGGGGTTAACGGACTCCTCTTTCCGTTCGTTTTAGTGTCTTTGACGACACTATTTGAGGAGGAGTTATTCAGAATGACGTTCAACTGGAAAACATGAATGTTTTCCGTTAAACTCCTGTAACGTAGTACAGGCAAGGGATACAGACCTTTGAGAACTAAATGCTTATTCTCTACAGCTACAGCGGAGCGGGAGCGCGACAGCTACAGCTACAGCGGAGCGCGACAGCTACAGCAGGAGTACAGGAGCGCGTTACTACTACAGCAGGAGCTCATTCATATACAGCAGGAGCACAACTCGAAACGATTCGCCAAAAAATCACAACCGCAGTTCTGAAAAGTGCACCCCCCCATCGAGATGCGAGGCGTTTCCGGAACGACCACGGCGCGCGCATAGCCCTATATAACCCAAAGACTATATACATCTGAAAAAAATTTGTATCTTTGAAATATAAACCATATATTAGCAGAGCTATGACAACGTATAGAGATTTAATAAACAGTGATTACACCATCAAGAATGGTAGACTTATAAATAATGCGCCACCTTTACAGACAGGAATTTGTAAAATGGCTAAGATGCGCAGTGCCGTAAAGAAAGCCGAAAAGGTATCTATGATAGCAGACGCTATTGATATAGCTGAGATGCGAGAGGAGATGCGCAGAAACATATTAGGCGGTTAGTGTTTGATTTACGGATGCACACACATCCGGACTCCCTAAATATAAAGAGGACTTCCTACGGTCCTCTTTTTTTATGCTCTCTTTTATGTGGTTAGTGTTAAGTTAGTGCTGACTTTGTGTTAACTTTTTTTAGCTAACTATCTGATAATCAATACTAAATGTTAAGATGTTAACTTTTCTTCCTTACAGACAAGAATTAAATAATAATAATAAAGAGAGAGAGAGAGAGTAGTGAGCAAAAAAGTCAGCATCTTACCACTTGCGTGGTTACGGTATAATGATTACATTTGTACCAAATAAAATTTAATACATTATGAATCAGGGATACACACCTAAAGACTTATCGTTCGGTAGTGACGGAAGAGATAAGTTAATGTCAGGAATCACTAAGATATCTAAAGCGGTAAAGAGCACACTCGGACCGAGAGGTAATACTGTTCTTATAGAATCACCGGAACACACAATGGGAATTACGGTTACGAAAGATGGAGTAACGGTAGCGAAGTCAATTAGTCTAACAGACCCTATCGAGAACCTTGCGGTTCGTATGGTTAAGGAGGCTGCTGATAAGACTGCGACATCTGCGGGTGATGGAACGACAACTGCTATAGTATTAACAGAGGCGTTAGTTACTGCGGGTACGAAATTAATAGGTGACGAAACAAATAGAACGGAGGTGTTAAGGAATCTTGTAGATGAAACGAAAGAGATTGTTAGCAAGTTAAAACAAAAGAGCAAGACCGTTGACTCGCAAAGACTTCGTGACGTTGCTATTATTTCCGCGAACAACGACAAGGTCGTTGGCGATATCATTGCTGACGTTTATGATACTGTTGGCAAGGATGGTATAGTTACTGTTGAGAAGTCTCAGGGTTCAGAAACATATTACGAGACCACTAATGGTATAAAGATAGACAGGGGGTATATGTCTCCATTGTTTGTTAACGACCAAAAGAGAGACGAGAGTGTCCTTGACGACACTTTTATTTTAGTGTCTGATGCTGAGATAAACAACATCTTACAGATAGAGAAAATATTGAAACCAATTATACAGGAGGGCAAGAGACTATTAATTATTGCTCCGTGTTCTACTCAGGTAACGAATACGTTGGCTGCCAATGTTATGAAGAACAACTTAAAGGTGTGCGCTATACCGCCACCGAATTTCGGATACAAGCAGCACGAGTTGATGCAGGACATAGCGTTAAGTGTCGGGGCGAATTATTTTTCTGAGAAGACGGGGGATGACTTGAGCATTATTGATTTTGCTGATTTGGGTCACTGCTCCAAGGTGATAGTTGGACGTGACTCAACGGTCATCCTAAAAGACGACAGCGATGAAAACACTGAAGACGTTAAGCAGCGTGTCAATGAATTGACTGACGCTATGAATCTTACAACAAAGAAAGCTGACAAGGATTTTATTCTTTCAAGGATTGCTTCTTTAACGGGAGGCATTGGTGTTATCTATGTTGGAGGGAATACAGACCTTGAGCAGAAAGAGTTGTATGACAGAGTGGACGATGCGGTGTGTGCGGTACGCTCGGCATTAGAGGAGGGTATTGTTACCGGCGGCGGTCTTGCTTTATTTGAAGAAAGCGTAAAGATGGACGACTCAACAGTAGCTAAACAAATTATGGCAGAAGCATTAAAGGCTCCTATATATCAGATGATAACAAACGCAGGAAAGGACCCTGAAGATATCACAGGTCAGAACTTGGTCTCGAATGATTACGGTTATAATGTCAAGAGAGGAACGTATGGCAATATGTATGAGATGGGTATTATAGACCCGTTAAAAGTAACAAGGTCAGCTTTACAGAATGCGGTTAGTGTTGCGGTTACTATATTATCAACAGACGCCATTGTCACTATGGCGAGAAGTTACGAGACAGAATGACGGATGAAATGATTATAGCTTTAGCTGAGAAGTATCACAATGATGCTGACTTGGGTAGAGAGCTAAGGAAGATAGCAATTAAATTAAAGAAGTATGAAGCCGATAGGAAAGCATATAGTAGTAAGAACAATTGATGAAGAGGTAAAGACTGATTCGGGATTATTATTATCCTCTCAGGACGCTAATAGTTTTAGATATCAGATGGCTGATGTTGTTAAGCCGGGCACTGATGTTAGCATCATTAACGAGGGTGATAGAATTTATTTCGACAAGAGACAGTCGTATACTATGATGATTAATGGTGAGCAGTATACCGTTATTCAGGAGCGCGATGTCGTTGTAGTTCTGTAAAATTATTTCCATTATCTTTGTAAAAAAAAGATAATGGAAGATTACAATAGCTATACTTTTAGAAATAAAGACGTTGACAAAATGAAGAGGTCTCAGAAGCTTCGCATGAAGTCTGAAAAAACTTTAGCAAAAGGTAAGGTAGCGGTAGATGAGGGTCGAGATAAAAAAGCTGACCGACTACATAAGAAGGCTGCTCGACAAGAAAATCGCTCTATCAATGTTGAAGATAGGGAGGCAAAGAGAGGCTCTAAAAAAACCAAAGCAAAATTAAAAGTTGACAAGAAAGGTAAGGTAGCTTTAAAAGTTAAAGGCAAAAAAGCCGTTAACGTATCAGACCTGAAGAAAAGAAACTAATTATTCAATCTCTGTTGTTTTGTAAACTCGTTCATCTCTTTAATCATATTCCTGTATACCTTATCGGAGTAGGATACATTCTTTTTAAACATAGGATTCTTTGAAGGAGAGGTGGGCATTGATTCGCCCTGAAGCTTTTCATATAGTGATGTCAGCATACGCTGAGATTTAAATGACAGTTGATAGATTGCTTTCTTTTTACCCGCTCTCTTTCTGAATACCTCAATCCACCCATCTCGTTTTAGTTTATCGAAACGATTCACATTCCAAGATAGTAGTTCATCGAACTCTTTGAATCTGTCTTTAGAAAAATACTTTTCCGTTCTTAGGAAAAGAAGCATATCCAACTCTGCTTGGGTGATGTTATATTTTGATTTTATAAAGTATCTTATTACTCTCCAATACTTCAAGTAGTCATTTACAGCCATAAATTAAATTCTTATCTTTGTATCAAAGATATTAAATTATGCCTAAGAAGAAAAAGAAAATTACTGATGAGGAGTTAGATAAAACCAACTTCAGAGACAATGTCGCTAAAAGACTTCAGGGCTTAGAGGATGAGGCTCTCTATAAAAGAAAATCAGAATTAGCGGCTGCAAGGGAAACCAAAAAGCAGAGTCGAAAAGCTCGAAGAGCTAAGAGGTTGTCAATTAAAGGACTGAAAGGTCTTCAGGGACTGCAAGGATTAAACTAATACCTATGGCTAAAAAAGATGCTTGCTATAAAAAAGTAATGAAAAGCTACGGCAAGTGGTCGGCTCGTGCGGCACAGGCTACAGCTAAGTGTCGTAAGGAAAAAGGCATTGTTAAAAAGACAAAGGCAGGTTCAAATCTAAAGCGTTGGGGTAAGGAGAAATGGATTGATACTCGTACAGGTAAACCTTGCGGTACAGGAAACAAGAGTGAATACTGCAGACCATCTAAGAGAGTGTCGTCAAAGACACCCGTCACGAAATCTGAGATGTCTAAGTCAACATTAAGAAAGAAGCAGGCAGAGAAAAAACGAATAGGAAAACAAGGAGCAGGAGGAAAGAAAGTTTCTTCTGTTAGAAAAAATAGATATGGCAGAAAAAAGTAGAATGAAATGCAACAAGGTTGTTGCATCAGACAGGGCAGGTAAGAAGAAGATGGTGAAAGCCTGTGAGGGTGGCAAGGAGAAGCTTATTCATTTTGGTGCTAAGGGCTATGGTCACAACTATTCATCTGCAGCTCGCAAGTCATTCAAAGCTCGCCACAAGTGTGACACCGCTAAGTCAAAACTTACCGCAAGATATTGGGCGTGTAAAAGTTTATGGGCAGGAAAGGGTGGCTCTACAAAGAGCTCACCAAAAAATCGTAAAGGAAAATATTAGTATATTTGTAACAAATATAAAAAACTATGGACTACAACAGTTACACATTTAAAAACAAAGTCGTTGACAAGCTGAACAATGATGATAAAAAGAAAAGAACGGTAGTAAAGTACACAGCTAAAGATGGTACTAAAATAAAGTCTGTTGAACGCAGAAGCGGTAAGCGTGTTGAAACAGCTAAGAACAAAGCAAAAGATTTCAAGTCTCGTCAAGTTACAGGTAAGGATGGCAACATCAAGAAGACTGTTACACGTACAAATGGTGGAGTCGAAAAAGAAATAGAACGAGGTAAGAAGCGTGTAGTGGTAGGTAAGTACAAGAACGAGGGTGCTAAGTTTCGTCAAGTTTCTAAGAATGGTGTGGTTAAGAAGACTGTCACTAAAACTCCTGAAGGTAAAACAAAAGAAGTTGAAAGAGGAAAGAAACGTAGAGTTGTTTCTAAAGGCAGGAACGCATAGAAGTATATACCTAAACAAAAATATTTAAGAATGGGTAAAGCTTTCGTTTGGTTAGGAAATAAAATCATCGCATTTGGATTGTGGTGCAAGAGAACTTGGAATAAGTTCCTTAGTAAATTAATGTTTAAGATATAAAAAAACAAGTTATGTCAAAGATGAAAACAAAAAAGGGTGGTCCAACATTAAAGAATTGTACTCTCACTTATCCTGATGGAAGACCAAGTAAAACTTTGAAGCCAAAGGAATGTCAGGCTATGCAAAGAAAAATGAAAACAGCCGGAACTTATAGTGGTAGTGTAGCTACAGACGCCAACGTGAATTATGCTGAAAAATCAGGTGGATGGAAAAAGGCTGTTAAAGAAAAAAAAGAAAAGGCTTTAAAAAATAAATAAAACTTTTTGCACAGATTCGAGGACATAAGAAAAAAGTTCAACGCTATGAAAGAGACCCCTCAAAAAAGCAGGGGTCTTGGCGATAGCATTGAGAAGTTCACCAAGGCTACAGGCATCAAGTCAGTCGTTGATAAGATATCTAAAGCCACAGGGAAAAGTTGCGGATGCAATGAGAGGCGTGATACCTTAAACCGTAAATTCCCTTTTCAATAATGCCAATGCAAATCTCCATATCAAATGCCATAGGAGGTGGAGGCGGAGCTCAAGGCTCAGGCGGAGGCTCATCCTTTGAGAACGTAAACTCATTCACCTTTGATGGGAATAATGACAGGGTAGAATGTTCAAGATTAACTGCTTATGATAATTCTGATTTTAGCGTAAGTATATGGCTTAAAAAAACAACAAGTGGTTTGGAGTATGTTATTAGTAATTCAAGTGCTACTTCCAAAGCAGGTTTTGATATTATTATTAATTCGTTGAATGTAAATTTTTCAAGAAGAACAAGAACAAAACAAGCAACTACAGGATATATAAATATTGGATTTACTTATAATACTTGGCACAATTTAATCGGCACTTATAACGATACAACAGGACTTTTAAAATTGTATTTAGATAGTTTTTTAAAAAACACGTCTAGTGCAAGTGTTGACGTAAATTCGGAAAGTTTAGATTTAAAGATAGGATGCTCAACAGGTAACGGTTTATTTTTTCAAGGTAACATAGACGAGGTTTCTCTTTTTAATTCAGAACTCTCACAAGGCGACATAGATACAATTTACAATAACGGTGTACCTAACAACTTGAATGATTTAAGTAATCCACCTTTGTCTTGGTGGCGAATGGGAGAGGAGGCTACATATACAGGAAGAGAGTGGGTCTTAACAGACCAAGGGTCAGGAGGCAATGATGGATTCTCAAATACATTACCTGCACCACCTGCTCAACCCTCTACAGATATACCAACATAATGCCAATGCAAATCTCCATATCAAATGCCATAGGAGGCGGAGGCGGAGCTCAAGGCTCAGGCGGAGGCTCATCCTTTGCATCAACTAACTCATTCACCTTTGATGGGAATAGTGACTTTATTCAAAGCTCTACATCTCCTTATTCAGAGTTAGACGGACAAAGCAAAGCAACGTTTTCCTTTTGGATTAAACCAACAAATTTGACACCTAGATATAGTTTTGTATTGCACATACCAAGAGATACAACAGGAACAAATGGTCAAATAACTATTTTTCTAGACAATAACAATCGCATTAGATGGTCTATGGATACCGCATCCTATTATATATTTAGTAATAACAATTCAATTATTTTAGGTCAATGGAATCACGTTTTAATTTGTGTTGATTTATCAATTACAGATGAAGGTAGAATTTTTATTGATGGAGTTGACCAAACGGCAGTAGATAATTTGAATACAAGAAATATTTTTAGTACAAGTAGTGGAGGTTTAATGATAGGAGAAAACACCTTTGGTTATTTAAATCCATTTTTAGGTAACATAGATGAGGTCGCAATTTGGAGTGGAGAAGATTTAAGAAATGATGTAGCTACTATATACAATGGTGGATTGCCTAATGACTTAAATAATAATGGCTTGACTGCACCAACTACTTGGTACAGAATGGGAGAGGATGCTACATATACAGGAAGAGAGTGGGTCTTAACAGACCAAGGTAGTGCAGGCATAAATGCGTTATCAAACACTTTACCACCTGAAGCATTATCTACTGACGTACCAACATAAAAATTATTATCTTTGTAAAAAAAGATATAATGTCACACATATACCCACAAGATTTTAAGTACGGAGTAATCAACACTGTTGACTTGGCTAACGTAGACTTTGATGAAACAATATACCCCACAAGTCCTACATCATTAAGATACTCACTTGACGGCTCACAGTTCCTAATTAAATGGGAGGAGGGTCATCAGCCTGAATTTATTACAAACGGGACAGTTGTCCCCGCATCGATACTAAGTTGGGCTGACTGCAACGCACTGATGCAGACCCCTGCTTGGAGCGAACCTGAGCCACCAATAGAAGAGTAGTATGTCAAGCAACTACCGCTCCATACTAAACGCTCAAGGCTCGTCCTTTGCATCTACCAACTCATTTACATTTGATGGGAATACAGACTTTGTTCAATCAGCATCAACGTATTCTCAACTTGATGGACAATCAAAAGCAACGTATTCTATGTGGTTAAAGCCTACATCAAGCTCAGCCTTAATAAGAAGTGTTTTTCAAATAGGGAACGGTGCGTCAGGTGGAAATGGTGTCTGTCAATTATACATATATCAAGGAAATAGAATAGACTTCAGTATTAGCTCATCATCTACATATGGAAGAGCCGATATATCTTCTTTAAATTATGGTAGTTGGAATCATTTATTAATAGCGGTAGATTTGGATAGCACAGACGAGTTTAGATGTTATTTAAACGGTTCAGATGTTACAACTTCAGATAGTTTAGGTGGCAGAACTGCATTTTTAACTGCGACAGAGCCATTGTACATAGGTGAATTTACTACAGGCTCATACTCGCCATTTTTAGGCAACATAGACGAGTTCGCTATATGGAGCGGTACAGCTTTAACTTTATCAGATGCCGTTTCTATTTACAATAGTGGTGCTCCAAATAACCTAAACGATAGTGATGTTGTGGCTACTGCACCAACAACTTGGTACAGAATGGGAGAGGATGCTACATATGCAGGAGGAGCATGGACGTTAGTTGACCAAGGGTCAGGCTCTAACAACGGCTCAAGCACAACACTACCACCCGAGGCACTGTCAACAGATGTCCCAACATAAAAATTATTATCTTTGTATAAAATAAAAGACAATGCCAACAATTCCAAGTAACGAACAGTTTGTAGGGATAGCATCCACACAAGACTTAACAGAGAGAGGTTCTTCTCAGACTAACAGTGCAAGAACGATATACACATACGCTGACTTTCAGTCGGGGGCACAGAGTGCTACAGCCGCTACAGGTGTAGAGGTGTCATTCGCAGAGAACGAGATATACAACACCTCAGCCTCAGCAGGAACAGGGAACATCACCAACGACCTTACGGGTGCTCAGTTGGGAATCGTTCAGA